TCTAATGAAGATTATCTTAATATTATTAATTTAACAAATATATATAAAATTGTAAAATCTAATACCATTGAGAATGGGTTTAAACGTGCATTATCTACTGGTGATTTTGGAATTAAACATACCAATTCAAATAAGGTAGGTGTAGCACAAGTGTTAAATAGATTAACATATGTTGCCAGTTTAAGTCATTTGCGAAGAATATCAACTCCAACTGATAAAAGTGGTAAATTGGTTCCTCCTCGTAAACTACACAATACGTCTTGGGGATTTCTATGTCCTGCTGAATGTTTTGATCCAGAAACAGAGATTTTAATGTGGGATGGTAATGCTAAGAAAGCAAAAAATATAGAAATAGATGATATTCTTGTAGATGACCTTGGAAACCCTACAACAGTTCGTTCTACGTGTTCTGGTTTAAAGAATATGTATGATATTATTCCAGATAAAGATAATTTTATGAAACACAGAGTAACAGATAACCACATTCTAACTCTTAAAATACGGGGTCACAAGGCTATTAGTCGAACCAATAGAAAAGATAGAAATTATGAGTATATTGTAGAATTTCTTAATCGCGAAGAAATAAAATTTCAAGAAAAATATTTTACGTCTTTAAACGAAGCAACACAATTTGTAAATAGTTTTAATGATGACAATACTATAGACATAACTATTGAAAAATATTTGAAACTAAGTAAAAGGACAAAAGACAATTTAGTTTTGTTCAAAACAGAAGGTATTAATTGGACCAAAAAAGATGTAGCAATGGATCCATATTTACTGGGTATGTGGCTAGGGGATGGTCTTAGCGACGGTTCTGGATTTTCTTTGAACTATAAAACGGATTTAAATACGTTAGCTTATTGGGAAAAATGGGCTCAAGAAAATGAAGCTATAATTACAAAAGATGCCAGATATAAGTTTTCAATTGTTTCTAAAAAAAATAAAGAAGCATTATTGTCAGGATTGTGTAACAGAGTAGAAGAAGCACCACTTAAAAAATATCTTAGAAAATACAATCTTTTAAATAATAAACACATTCCAAATGAATATATTACTAACGACAGAGAAACTAGGTTGAAAGTTTTAGCCGGATTAATAGATACAGATGGTTCGGTTCGCGATAATGGTCACGAAATACGTATTTGCCAAGGTCCGGCAAATTATAGAATAATTGAAAATGCGTATACCTTAGCGATGTCGCTTGGATTTTCGTGTGGAGTAAAAGAAGGAACAAGTCAATGGACAGATGAAAAGAGTGGAGATAAAAAGTTTAGCACATATAAGGAACTTAGAATTACAGGACATAAAATCTGTGAAATTCCCACACTTCTTCCTTACAAAAAATTAGTAGCTATTGAAGATGAAACACAAATTCTAAGAAGCAAATCTTTTATGTGTAGTAAATTTAGTTTAGTAGAAGTGGGCGAAGGTCCTTATGTAGGGTGGCAACTACACGATAAACGTGGAAGGTTCTGCCTGAAAGATGGTCTGTCCGTTCATAATACCCCAGAAGGCGCTTCAGTTGGTATTGTAAAAAATATGAGTTATATGTCTCACATTACAATCCATTCTAACAGTAATTCGTTGTATGAATATGTTGAACCTCATATTATCAGTTTGAGTATTTTGAAACCATCTGATCTTTATAATAAAGTAAAAGTATTTATTAATGGATCGTGGATTGGTATCTCAGAAGATCCAGGAAATTTCTACATTTTACTCAAGGATATGAAATACAAAGGTATTATTAACATTTATACGTCTATTGTGTTTGATTATAAATTACAAGAAATCCGAATTTGTAACGACAGTGGAAGAGTTACTAGACCACTCCTAAAAGTTAAGGATAACAACGTTCTTATTACTAAACAAATTATGGAAGATTTAAAAGATAATAAAATTTCATGGGACGATTTATTGACCAATTGTAAAATTAACGAAGCTATTATTGAATATATTGATCCAGAAGAGCAAAGTTTCAGTATGATTGCTACTAAACCAAAGAATATTATTGACAAAAATGAAGGAAATCGCATTTATAAATTTACGCATTGTGAAATTCATCCATCAACAATTTTCGGAGTAGTAGCATCGTGTATTCCTTATCCAGATCATAATCAGTCTCCAAGAAATACATATCAATGTGCTCAAGCGAAGCAGGCAATGGGTGTTTATGCTACAAATTTCAATGAAAGAATGGATAAAACTGCTTATGTTCTCAGTTACCCTACAAGACCTTTAGTAGATACTCGTGTTATGAATATAATCAAGTTGAATGAAAATCCATCTGGTTGTAACATTACTGTCGCAATTATGACACACACGGGTTATAATCAGGAAGATTCATTACTTGTTAATAAAGGATCTATTGATAGGGGATTATTACAGATCACAATTTCTCATACTGAAAAGGATGAAGACAAACAGAAAATTAATGGTGATGAGGAAATTAGATGTAAACCAGATCCAGCCAAAACTAAAGGAATGAAGTTTGGTAATTATAATAAGGTAAATTCAAAAGGTATTGTTCCTGAAAACACATTGATTGAGAATCGTGATATTATTATTGCAAAGGTAACTCCTATTAAAGAAAATAGAAACGATCACACTAAAGTTATTAAATATGAAGATGGTAGCAGACAATATAGAACTGTTGAAGAAACGTATATTGATAAGAATTACATTGATAGAAATGGCGATGGATATAGTTTTGCAAAAGTTAGGTTGAGATCTCTAAGAAAACCAGTGATTGGTGATAAGTTCTCATCTCGTCACGGACAAAAAGGAACTGTTGGTAATATCATCCCTGAAGAAGATATGCCTTTTACTGCATCCGGAGATAAACCAGATATTATTATCAATCCACACGCTATTCCATCTCGTATGACAATTGGTCAATTAAAAGAAACGCTATTAGGTATGGTATTAGTTGAATTGGGATTATTTGGCGATGGAACTAGTTTTGGTGAATTAACAGTTGATGAAATATCAAAAAAATTATTGGAATTAGGTCACGAAGCCCACGGTAATAAATTGTTGTATAATGGTTTAACTGGTGAACAAATTGAATGTAGTATATTTATGGGACCTGTATTTTATCAAAGATTGAAGCATATGGTTAATGACAAGCAACATAGTAGATCTATTGGTCCAATGGTAAATCTAACTAGACAACCGGCTGAAGGTCGTAGTAGAGATGGTGGTCTAAGATTTGGTGAGATGGAAAGAGATTGTATGGTATCCCACGGTGCTTCTAGATTTACTAGAGGAAGAATGTATGATGCATCAGATAAATATCAAGTATATGTTTGTAAAAAGTGTGGTCTTATTGCGTCATATAATGATCAACTACATATTCATTGCTGTCGCACTTGTGACAATCGTGTTGACTTTGCTTATGTAGAGATCCCTTATGCTTGTAAGTTATTATTCCAAGAGCTTACAACAATGAATGTTGTTCCAAGAATTATGACAGATAAATAAAAATATAATATAAAAAAGATATTAAAGCTCTTTATATTGTAAAATAATATATATAATATACATAAATGGTAACTATACCTTTGTTAAAAGATATTTCAAAATTTAACAATACATCTGATTATTTACCAATTATAAACGGATGTGTAACTGCAGATTTAATAATTATTTTTTTAGTTTTTCATGGGGTATTTAGATCTAAATATTTAAAAAAATGGTATACTACTTTTCAACTAAGTGCTGTATTAGCAGACACACTAATTTTAGTTATAGGCATAATTATAGCCAGATTTTTTTACAAAAACTTATTTAACGAATTTAATATTTGGAAATTTACTGGACTAGCAGTTGTAATACAAATTATACACGATATATTATTTTATTTGTTTTTTACACCTTTTTACATTTCAAACGCCGATTTAAAGGCATTAAAAAATAAAAAAAGCATAAAATCAACAGTAGGAATTTCACCTACGATGGTCTTACTTTTTCCTGTTCTTTTTTTTTATTAGAACAGGTGAAAGACGAAATATGGAAACATAATGGTCGTTCTTGTTTTTCTATCCAAGATTGAGTTAGGTTCATTATGTTTATGGAAGAATTAGCATCTCTGGTTCTAAATACGATTTTTTTGTTTTCGCAACTCACGCAATTAGAACAGACTAATAACCTAAATACTTTCTTCCCTTCTTTATCCTTATAATACTCTAAATCATTATTACAATCACAACACTTTTTACTTGTATTACATTCGTTTATAGTAATTGTATCATATTTCTTATGGATTAGTTTCCTTAATCCTTTATTCATTGTAGGCATAAAATGTTTCATTTGACTACTCCTACTCCAATTTCCATAACCAATCAGGATATTTTCACCAAAAGTTTCCCTTATTTTATTCAAAAATGTATCTATGCTTTTCTTACCATAACTATATTGACGAAACTTCATTTTTCTCCATACTTCTCTCTTGTAAAATTCGGTTGTTTCTTTATTAAGTTTATCCTTTTCTACAAGATACATTTTAAACTTGTTATAATCTACAGACTTACTATTTTGTAATGATAAATGAGTTTCTTTTTCTATAATTCCATTCTTTTTTCTTTCCAATAATAATATTCGTTCATTACATTTCGCTTTACTTTCCTTTTTTCTTTGGGGTGCTGTATATTGTAGTTTCCTTCCATTTTTATCCATCATATAAACCAACGAACGCTTACCAGGGTCACAACCAACAATATTTCTTTCCTTCAATGTATCTAATTGCTCTTTTGATAAATCTTCAATGTTATAAAAATCTTGTTCTGGTAAAGTAGGAACTCTTGAACCCCATTTTTTATCTTTCAAATCTTTTCTAATAAACAATAAACAACAAGAAATACCATCTGTTTGTATTTGGTTATGGAATTGATAATGTTTATTCTTAAATATTTTATTTTTCAAATTTAGGAAATTAGACCATACTTCATTTTGATTATCTTTTACATTACTTAACAATTCACATTTTTTTACTTTGTTTCCATCTTTATCTTTTTCAGGACAAAACAAATTTATTAAACTCGCAGTATCTATGATAATATGCTTTGGAATAATATTGTTTCGTAATGGTAAGGGTTGGAATAATTTACTTTCTTGGTTTTCTAATATTTCATTCATATACAACATTCCTTTCAAATATTCAAAAGGTCTAACTTTCACATCATAATGTATTGATTTCTTTATTTCGGTAGGTAAAATGTTAGATAAATGAGTAATTTTCCATTCATTAAACATTTCATCCGTTTCTGATAAATCAAATAATTGTTTCTTAAATTGAAATAGGGTTGATTTTTCTTCAGTTATTTCAGTTGTTGTTTTATTAATAAATCGTAAGAAGTGCTGTATGAAATGCTCTTGTAGATTATTGTGTAAAGAAGTATGAATTTGTGTTGCTAAATAAGGAAGTAAAAAAGAAGTGTTTTTCAAATTGGTTTTTGTATGGTTAAGTAAGGGTTTGTATTCTTCTTGATAAAACTTGTCTAATTTTTCTAAAAGTTCTGTATCTTTACATTTCTTTCCTCTATTATCCCTTGTTCCCAATGATTTTATACAATAGGAAATAAATATTTCATATAATTCAGGTAAGGGTTGATTATTTGTATAGCAATTCAAAACATATAACCGAATAAATTGATAAGTGTGAATAACTAAATCGTTCATTTCAAAAACCAAATTATTTATATCAGGTTGTATCATTTCACAATTCAATAAAATGGTTTTGAGTGGTATTTTGAATGTTTTGTAAGCGGATTTATCATTATTCCTAAACTCTTTGAATTCGTCCTTCAACTTTTTTTTCTTTCCTTTCATTCTATATATTTACTAAAGAAAATAATTTTAAGTAGTTTTAACGAAAAAACTTCTAATTATTCCTAAATAATTTCATTATTATTTTGTTTCAATTGTTCTTTTTTTTTTTGATACGCTATTTTATTATATTCTTTTTTTTTTTCCTTTGGGATATTGGTATTGTAATTTGTTTTTTCTTTATACTCTCTAACTTTTTGCTTAATTTCTTCTTTATGATTTTCGTAAAATTTTTTACTTCTTTTAGGAGCAGTATAATTCTTTAATTTTTCTTTTAATATTTCGTTTTCTTCTTCTAATAACTTAATTTTATCTTCATTATTCATTTTGCTAATATATGTCAAGATATTTTTAAATAATTTTTATTATAATTATCTCATAATAAAAAATCGGCGTTTGAAATGTAAAAAGGTGTAATAGTTTACCGTGTGGATACAATTATATGTTAGATTTCTTTAAGGACTATGCTAAAGAGGTTGGATCTAGATCTATAGTAGGTGACAGTTTTATGATGATTTTAGCATGTTTATTAAGTTCACATTTTGCAACATATTCTTTAAATAGCAATATCATTATATTAATACTTTCATTATATTTTGTTCCTTATGTAATTAATTATGAAAAATAAAAACTCCGTTATCTTGATTACTATATGATTTATATTAATATAAAGGATTATGGTTTAATGAAATATATGGAACTTAATATAAAATCTTGTAAAAAAAGTAAGAAAAAAGAAGAAGAAGAAGATGAAGAAGAAGATGAAGAAGAAGAAACTAATAAAATTTATAGAGAAAATAATCATATTTATTTTTATTCTGAAATTGATCGTAATACTGTTTCAAAATTAAACATATTAATAAGAGAAGCAGAAGAATATTGTATTATAACATCTCTTAGATTACATATTGATATTATACCTATATATCTACATATATACTCTAACGGTGGATATATACATTCAGCATTTACTGTAATTGACGTTATAAATAGTTGTAATGTTCCAGTATATTCTATTATTGAAGGAGCTACTGCCTCGGCAGGAACGCTTATATCAATAGTTTGTAAAAAACGATATATTCGCCCTACAGCATATATGTTGATACATCAATTAAGTAGCGGAGTTTGGGGAAAAATGAATGAAATAACTGATGAGTATAATAATTTAACAAATTTAATGAAAAGAATTAAAAGTATTTATAAAAAACATTCTAAGCTAACCCCTAAGAAGCTGGAAAAATTATTGAAGCACGATCTATGGTTAGACTCAAATAAATCTATAAAATATGGATTAGTTGATGAATTATATGCTTAATCTTTTTATTTTATACTCGATTATCTTATAAAGTTAACAATGTAAGCAGTTAATGCAAATAGAATACCTCCCCATAAGGTGTCAATGATCACAGTTATCCACGACCATTTTGAGAAAAGAGCTATATTAGTTGTCTCAAAAACGCCATAAATAACTAAACCTAATAAAAACGCATCTTGTATACTACGTTTTGGTTTGATAATAAAATAATTAATTCCAAATATTAAGAATATATAACAAATAATAGCACCTAGTAAATTCATTTTTAAAGGAGATCCTTGGACAATCTGAACTTGATTTTCAAAATAACCCTTAATTGAATTTAAATAAAGGTAATCAATAGTTACAAATACAATGGCACTTACTAAAAGTGTAAAGTCAAACATTATAAAATAATATAATATTAATTTTTTTGTATGTAAGAAGGTATTTTAGACATTAAGAAAAGATATTTTTTTATTCTTGTATAATATAAATGTCTAATAGCATTGGAGCAGGATTTTCACAAACAGCAACAGGATCTTCTGGTTTTACAACTGGAAGCTTAGGAAGCTTATTAAAATTAGTATCTGGTATTGGTTATCCATATGATGGACCAGGCCCAAAATTAGGTGGAGGACTCCCAGGATTAATGCCTCGCCCAATTATAGATCATGATAATTCAGATGCTTTTGCTAGAACTCGTTTTACTTTAAGAGATGCATGGAATACAACAAGTTATTCCGGTAGTTCAAACCCAAAGAGAATTATTACTCCATTTAGAGCTGTAAATAACGCAGGTGATTTGCTATCTCGTGAAAACTTTTCGTGTGGTGGCTCGTGTCAAACACCTCAAAGTCGTCCAGGTTTAAATGGTTTAAGACACAGATTTGGTTCAACATCAACTGCTTGTCAGCAATCTGTTGTTTGGAGTTATAATCAAATTGATAACAAAATTCCATCTTCAACATGTAACGTAAAGTATGTATATGATGGATCTGATTACACAAAATTTAAGAAGAATCAGGCAATAAATCGCAATTACAATGATAGATCATTTGGAGGAAATGATAATAACGGATCTCAAACAGCAATTCGTCATATCAGAAGATACTAAATATACCTGTAAAAAAGTATATCTCAAAAGTATAAAAATCTATATATATATAATTTAAAAAATTGAAATTATAAATTACTTATAAAATGTATTATAAACAATCCTATAATACATTTAGAATAATGACACAATTTGTTAGTTTATCAAAGATTCCCAAGGCTAAAAAATCAAATATTCTATTGGAAATCGTAGAAGAATCAATAGATACAGATCTATATACAATTACGCGTAGCCCCTATATTTCATCGGAATATATTCCATCATCAATTATCCCTCTAGTAATGAAGCATCACTTTCCTTCATCCGAATTAATTTTACATTATAATGAGAATCACGGAATTTACAAAATAATAATAAAGGATTTGTTAGTTGATACAGTTAAAAACTGGGAATATAATAGACCTCCCGATATGGCTCGTTGTCCAGATATTGGCAGATACGTTTATAATTCAAGAAAACCAGTTGACACAATGGTTTACTTAAGTTTTACAAATGTAAAAGAAGTATTTGAAGTAATAGATGGAATTCATAGACTAACGGCTTTGAAAATTATAAAGGAAGAAAACTCAAAACCACTTAATTTATTAGAACATTGCGAATTTGGTTCTGGAAATGATGCTAGTTGGTTATTTAATCAGTATTTGTTAGTTAATATAAGATTTAACGCAACTCAAGGAGAATTGATAGAAGTATTTAAGAATTTAAATAAGAGTCAAGTGGTTCCTGAATTATATATAAGAGATCATTCAAGGGAAAAACGCGATACAATCGATTCTATTGCAAATGAATGGTATGTTAGATATAAGAGACATTTCTCTTCTTCCTCAAATCCTATTACAGGGAATACAAATAGAAATAAGTTTGTTGAATTATTAGATAAATTATATGATAAACATATAATAGAAGAGTCCTCTAGTAATAAATTAAGAAGAAAATTAGATGATGCAAATATAAAATTAATGTATTCTATCCCAAGTAAAGTATCGATTGATGTAAGAGTAAAATGTAAAGAAACAGGATGTTACTTATTCTTATATAAGAATGATAAATTAGAAGAAATAATCTAAATTTATAGTATAATGGATACTAACAAAATATTGTTAATATTTAGTTTAATTTTGCTTTTATTTTTTATTATGCACAATGTTAAAAGAGGAACTTCTTCTTCTCCAACAACAACTACATCATCATTAGTTTATAGAAGACCAGTAACTCCTGTAGCAGGTCCAAACCCTCATTATAATTCATATAAATCACAATATTATAACTAATATAATTATTATCATATACTATATTAAATGACTACTCCATATGGAATATCAACATCAATAGGTTCTCAATCATTTCAAGGTTTTGTAAACGCACCTATTCTTGGTCCTTTAGATTCAAGCCAATATCCAAATGCAATGCCATATCATAGTTATGGTATTTTAACAGGACAGAGACCTACTCCACAACAATTTTTTCCTGGACAGGAACCAGTGAATGCAGAAATGGCTACAAATGCTAGAGCACAATATTTAAGAGCTACTGCTTTAAGTGCTAGACAAAAAGCAATTCAAGATGCTTTAGGAAAATTAGCACCACCTACAAATAAAGTGTCATATTCAACGCAACGCCAATATGCTGTATCCAGTCACGTAAACTATATAGCTCCTATTCCTGGTTCAATGTATACTAACATAAGAAAAAGTATAGCTATTGGAAAATCTGCGTATAAAGTTGGATTACCATTAGAAGCGCCAATTGGATCAAAGAGTTATGATACAAGTTATAGACGCAGTGCATTACAAAGAGCTCGTTCAGGAGGATGCACCGCTCCAAAAAAAAAGGGTTCAATATATAATTATAGTTTGACACAACCAGGAATAAATGGTTGGGGATCAGCACCAAGACAAAATTACTAAAATTACACATTCATAATTTAAAAAATATGTTAAGAATGTGTTAATGTTAAATCTTATTAGACATAAATTCCTGAACCAATTCTTCTGGTATACAATTAAAATCAATAATTTTTTTATTTAATTCGTATTTATTTTGGTACAACACAGATTCTTGTAATTTTTTCTCAAACAAATCTTTATTTTCAAAATACTTTAAAGCTGTTTTGGGTCCACATTTTGGGAATACAGATGGAATATTATCACTAGGGTCGCCAGTTACAATTTTACAAAATAAGTCGCAACTAGCATCTCCAGTGGACGTTTTTTGTTCAGTTAATTTCTTAAAAGCTAAATTATATAACTGTACACGTTCTTCAGCTAATTGTAGATAATCTTTATCAGATGTAATAATATAGATATTACACGTAGGATATTCACTTAATAAATGTTTAACTGTGATGGCAATACAGTCATCAGCTTCTAATTTGGGATGTTTTAGAATAGATCTAGCACCTCCTTGTATAAATAATTGTTCTTCATAAACCATTTTAAAGAATGGTCCTCCCATAAATCCGTCTTCAGGGCCGTTAGCTCTATTACCTTTATAATTAGGAAATAATTCATTACGCCATATATTTGCTCTTTTACAGTCCTTTCCAACAATAATAATTGGTATTTCATTCTTATCTAGATTCAAAGATTTGGGTATTTTTACAATATTATCAATAAATGTTTTTTTAAATTTTTCGACAAATGTTTCATTTTGATATGGATCAAGAAGTACATCGGATTGTTCAGGATAAGCATTTTTCCACCAATTTAATAACGAATGGTATCTATAGAAACAAAAGTAGCTTCCATCAATAAATATAAATGTAGGATTAGTTGACATTTCTTTTAAACAACGGTTTATGCTCATATATAATATAATTCAATTGTATTTAATTACTTTCAATTTTTTATATAATAAAAAAATAATGAACTTAAAGACTCATACCTTTTACATCAATAACTAATATAATATATTTGATAATGAACTTAAAGACTTGGCTATATTACATCATATAATACAGTAAAATGTCAATTTTAAATACTGGTGCTCCACACTTTAAGTCTGTTATTAAACAACATAGACATGCTAATTATACCTTAGCTAAAGTGCTTAATGAATTTATTGATAATGTCATTAAAAAAACTAATGACATTCACATATTTACTCAGGTTGATGATACTGGGAAGCTACAAGAAGTGAAGGTTTCTGATAATTATATTCATGGATTTGATAATCTTGATGCCGAAGGAGTTCATAACCCCTTTAATATGGGACATATCAAAATTGCACACGATGATGACACTGAAACTTCTGAATTTGGAGTTGGAATGAAAGCAGGAGCATTATCCGCTGCAAATCAATTAAACGTGTATACGCATATTAAAGATTCTGAAGGAAATTATAAATATGTTGAAGTTATTTGTGATTTTATAAGAATGTCAAATGAAACAGACGTCAATTCATCTTATAATCCTAGAATTAAACTCATTTCTTATGAAGAATATAAAGAACAGCATCCTTTTGAACAAGGAACTACACTAAAACTATCCAAAATTAGGGATTGTATTTATTCCAAGACTACACAACAAGATATTACAAACGATGTATCTAACTGTGTTGCTGATACATATTCTCGTTTTATTATTAGGGGAATCAATCTTTATGTAAACGAACAAAGTGTTCAACCTAAATATGATTTCTTTGATGATCCTAAGTGTGAACCATTTACTATCACTAAAGAACTATTTATATTGGAAAAATCAGGAATTATTACATATCTTATCAGAAAAACTAAGGAAATGTCTGTTTGGCAAGAGTTTAACCGTGAAAAAGTGGAGTGGTATAAGTTAAAAGAACACAATGATGGATTAGTTTATATTCAAGAATTGATTAAGAATGGTTATAAACATGTATATTCATCTTTTACAAATGATGGTGTATGTATGAATATCAACACTACATTTACATTTTATTCTGAGATGTATCATACCAAAAATCCTAAGTCTGAACCTGATCTTCCCGAAGATAGTGTTTATATCTATAAAGATGACAGAAATTATGGAAAACAATCTATTCTTAAACACAACAATGGTGTTCACAATTATACGTTACACGAAATTGATTTTGTATCTAAACGCGTTGGAAAGGATCTTGGTATTACATTTAATAAGGAAATTTTAATGAATGGAAATAATGATTTAATTATTGCCATTAAGTCTGCTTTGATGGATAGTCGATCAGAATTTACTGCTGATACACATAATGGGAAAAATGCTACTCTTTGCGAGAAAGCTATTAAAAAGGGACTTATTAATTTACAGACTTGTCCAGAAGCTAAGTTGTCTGCAACTCATAGATCTCAACGTTTATGTTTAAATCCTCCTTCTGTTGTTTCTATTAAGACTCCAAAACCTAAGAAAAATAATGTTGTTTCGAAAGATGATGATTCTTTTTCAGATTTGAGTGAAACGGCACTGGTGAATACAGTTGAAAAATCACCAACAATAATCAATATAGTATCAGTTGATACTAATGTAGAACAAATTGAGGACAAAAGACTATTCGATTTACTAGATATTGATCCACTAGATAATGAATCATATCCTGATGGAGGAGTTGTTAAAGATATTGATAAAGATGTTGTTGAAGATGTTGTTAAAGATATTGATGAAGATATTGTTAAAGATGTTGATAAAGATGTTATTGAAGATATTGATAAAGATATTGATAAAGATGTTGATAAAGATGTTTATAAAGATATTGATGAAGAAGTAGAAATATTATTTGATACAGATATATCTAACAGAAGAGAGAGAACAATTGCTATATTGGATCATCTAAATAATTCTTTGTGTGGACCAGATGATTGTGTATTATCTGTTGAAATTTTAAGAGTTCTTGAAAGTATATTTCAATAAATATATATTACACCGACTGGAAATAAAAATAAAAATAATAACTAGATAATAATACAATTAAAATTATTTAATGAAATGCTGCTGCATACATCTTTAAAGCCAACTCTTTTTGGATTTTATAATCCACAATTGGTTTTGGATACTTTATAGTTTTGTATTGAGAATATGTCTCTTCCCAATTCAAAATATCCTTATTTGGAATATCTTTAAGCTCTGGTATCCATTTTTTTATATATTCACAATCTGGATCAAAATTCTTTGCTTGTTCCCACGGATTGAAAATTCTAAAATATGGTTGCGAATCTGCACCAGAACCAGCAGTCCATTGCCAATTACCATTATTAGAAGCAGGATCATAATCTGTTAGATTAATTGCAAAGTGTTTTTCTCCTTTTTGCCAATCAATCAAAAGTGTTTTAACTAAGAAACTTGATGTAATCAAACGTGCTCTATTATGCATATATCCAGTTGCTAAAAGTTCTCTCATCCCAGCATCAACTACTGGATAACCTGTTTCACCTTTACACCATTTGTTAAACCAAATAGTATTATGATGCCATAAAACTTTATTATAATTTGGTTTCATTGCTGTTCCTAATACATGTGGAAATGAATACAAAATATTTGCGTAAAAATCACGCCAAAATAGTTGTCTAATAAAATCGTGTTTTGAACGAAATGTATTGTAAACTTCTCGTATACTTATACATCCAAATTTTATATATGCACTTAGTTGACTTGTTGGATGGCTTAGTTCATTATGTGTTATAGGATAATTTTTAATATTTTTAGCAGCAATCTTTAATTGCTTAACAGCATCGGTTCTTCCTCCGTGGACTAAAATATTAGGATTAATTTTTGTAAATTTATTAAATGCCTCAACTAATGAAATACTATTTTGTAAATGTTTGTTAAAAGGAGAAAAATGTATTTTCTTTAAACCAGAAGGTGCTTCCACTTTCTTTTTTGACGCCACATTATAATAGGGTGTAAATTTTTGGTAAGGGTCTCCCGAGCCATTTACAATTGTTCCAGGTGGATGTAAATAATAATCGTGTCCATATTCAACCTGGACGCCCATTTTATCACAAATTTTTATAATTCCTAATTCTCTTTGAATAGCATATGGACTGTAATCAGCATTGAAACAAACCAAGTTAATATCAAGTGTTTTAATTAAATATGAGACAATTGAATCATTATGTCCATAAAAACACATTAAATGTCCTCCCATTTTACTTATCTGTAATGACAAGTCTTGAAGTGATTCAATCATAAATTGAACTGCATTGTCAGATTTAAATTTATTTGCTCCAGTTACTTGTTCAGGAGTAAAAATAAAAATAGGATAAATGTGTTTACATTTACTATTTGCCAAATTAAGTCCTATATTATCTATAACTCTAAAATCTCTTCTAAAAATAAATAATCCGTTTTCACAAGTAGTCATTAGTATAGAATATTATAATAAATTAGTAAATTATGTTATGTAAAATTATTTTATACTCCTAGTTTTACTTTTACTCCTAGTTTTACTTTTACTCCTAGTTTTACCTTTACTTCTAGTTTTACTTTTACTTCTAGTTTTACTAACACTTTTAATCGGTTTAGTCTTCTTTTTTGTAGAGTTATAACACTTAAATTTTTCATCTCTCAAATATCCTGATTTACATTTTTTAACACATCTTTTAGTTATTGGATTAACCTCTTTTTGTTCTGGGCATCTAACACTTATCTCTATAGCATCTTTGTTTGCAATTTCTTGTAATTTTGCCGACAAATGTTCTGGAGCAGAATGTTCATCACTTTTGGCTTCTTTCATTATTATTGGTGGCGCAGGTGCTTTATTAACAAGAATATGATTTTCAAAACTCTTTCCAATTCTAGTTAAAATTCCTATTTCAAGTAAAATATTTTCATATTCGCTTAATAATAATTCAATATCAATAACTCTTGTTACTGGGTTGAAATCATACATTTTATGAAAAAATGTTGATAAACGTGTATAATCTTCTAGTGATAATCCATTTAAACGTTTAAAACAATTAGCCATAAATTGTAATGTAAAACCTAGTCCAAATACATCAATAGAATCAGTTATATGATTTAAAACTTCATCATATGATTTAGTTTTTATTAGATCATCAAATCCATCAAAAAATGAATTAATATATCCATATTGTGTTGCAGCATCTGGGATAGTTTCATTTAGGTTTAAATATGCGAATAGAATACTAAATGATTCTGGATTATTAATTGGTAAATCAAGAGTATTTATGTTTGAATTAGTAACAATTAATTGACTTAATTCATTTTTCCAAAATGTTCTTCTAGATATACTACGATTTTTGTAATTTTGAAATTGCCTCATATCCATAAATCCACAATCAAATGGATAAGACCAATGGTATATTCCTAGGTAATTACTATTTTTTTTGGATGAATCTATTATGTCTTTTTTTCTTCTCATAAGACCAAAATCAATATAACGCATTTTTCCATTTGTTGAATTAAAAAGTATATTTTGTGGTTTTATATCATTATGAACTATTCCATTGTCTTTAAAAAACTGTAGCCCTTTTATTAAATGATGAACTTCCAACCAAAATTTATCAATACGTGTTTCTTTATCCTTTTCTAAATATTTTATAAGATATTTGTTACATAATGCTTTTAAATCAGGTCCGCCAAATTTTAAAACTAACAAACTATATTTATCAGGGTTAGCTTCAACTTCAGCGATTTTAATATATTTACATCTACTAATATCCGCTTTTACATTAGCCTCATCTAACCTAGGTTTACATAAAATAGGTTCACCTAAATGGTATTCGTCTGTTGGATCGATATTTTTAATAATCACAAATTCTGCTAATTCTTTTTCAGCATTTTTGGTTTTCATTATTTTTGAAACATAATTTGTATAATTAAACCCTGGTTTCGGAGGAGTTGTGCAATGTATACTAGGTTTATGTACACAACCATATGAACCTTCTCCTACTACAATTCTTTTCATATATATAGTTAATATAAAATTGAAAAAATTTAAAGATTAAATTAAACCGTATAATAGAATGAATACTGCAGATATAACTTGTGATAAAATGCCTGAACAAAGTAATTATAGTGAACATCTAAAACTAATTAGTGAATTAGAAGTATTGACTGAAATTATGAATAAAGGTTCTAGTAATTGGTATGATAGAGTTTATTTATGTTGGGAAGATACAGATGTTAATGACCGTGATGCAGGTGGACCAATAAAAGGATTTAGATGTTATAAATATGATTCATTCCAATATGCTAACTATAATTGTAATAAGCTAAAAAATGAAATACTCAGAGAAAAATATAAATATTTAAGACATACAATGATTCCAATATGTAAGTGGGTTCCTGTAATATTTGATAGATATATATTAGATTGGAAATTAAAAAATATGTATTGGTTAGGAAATCATACAATTTATAATGGTTCGTGTAGATATTTTAAAAAATAATTTCAGGAGCAATTCTAATACGAGCGTTAGATTTATTAATAGCCATTAAATGAAAACTACGATGTTCACAATCAACGAGACCAGCTTTTCCTTTTAAATATACAGGACCACATATTTTTTCATTTTCTTTTAATAAATGTTGTGGAAGTAAATCAGTTCTAGGCTTTGGATCATAAAACCCATCTATAAATTTGTTAGTTCTATAAATAGCAAACCCATTAAAAGATGACAAACAAGGTATTAGTGTTTTCGGAGGAGTATCTTCTATAATTTTTTTGATGAATTTTGTAAGTAATTTCTGTCCATATTGAAAATGCATACAGCTGAATGAATAAGGATATTTAGATAATGCCCATAGATCATAATACGGTTCTTTATTGAATGTTAATGCATCCCAATCAGTATTAATAGTTAAGTAATACAATAAATTTTCTAATTTAACTGGAGAACTACATACATCATCACAGTCAATCATAATAAAATAATCATAATCAGTAAATTGAGAACGAATTGTATCTAAGCATTTATTACGTGCATTTGAAATATTATATACTCTGTATTCAGATAATGGTTCAGAACCTATATGTAAAATAAATTTGTTAGTATGCGATATTTTATAATCTTGTAAAAAATCTAATGAATTGTCATTAGATTCGTCATAAGCTATAATAATTCTATAATCATCAAATATTTTACCGATAGTTTCAATATTTTTAAATACTTTTTCCAAAAAAGGGGCACAGTTCTTAACAGTTCCGCAAATACAACATTTACCTTTTATCATAATAATTATAATATCATATTATAATTATGAAACTCTTTATACGCTTTATACACATTATACGCTTTATACACTTTATACGCTTTATACTTATATAAAATCTAAATATCTAAACTTACAGTATTTTTATCAGACTTAGGTCTTCTGCGACTGCGTTTTGGAACATTTCCATCAGTTTGAATACTCTTTAGATCATCAATACTAATTGTGCTACTATTGTTAATATCTTCAATTACAATATCTTTTGTCTGATAATTTCTGCTACCTGGTTTTGGAAAAACAGTAGAATTAGCTAAATCATTACTAATATCAATGGTCTTGGTTTTTAACCCAGATAAAATGTCGGATATGTCGCTTGGTCCTTTCATATCAGGTCGTCTGGAACTTTTTTGTGAGGATTGAGGTTGTTCAAACCCAGGAATACCAAGGTTGTTTTCCCTGATACTTATTCCATCATCTAACGAAGCACCTTGAGAAAAAGCTCCTCTAGCCATTGAAATATCAGCACGTCCAACATTCATTCGCCCATTATTATTTCCGGCTCTATTTGGAGGAGGTTGCATTCCATTTGGTCCTTGAGTTGACATAGCTGGCGGAGGACCTCTTCCAGAAGGGGCTTGTGCTTCTCCGCCCATTAGTCCTCCCATAAATCCAGAAAACCCAGGATTAGAACCAGCCATAGAGTTAACAGCAGCTGATTGGAATTGACGCATTAGATCAGGATTTTGTCTCAAAATGTCATCCATTCCAGGCATTGCAGACTTAAACATAGTATTAGACATATGAATCATCATGGCACTGCCACCAAGCTGAAATAATAATTTAAGTTCAGGGGCCATTGTAGCTTTAGATTTATATTTATCATAAAGTTCTGAAAAAATGTCATCATAATCAGTAATATTTTCATTAAGTTGTTCTCCCCATCCATCTATTTTAACATCAAAAGGATCAAAACGATTATTTAAAAATTCAATACCATTAATAAGTGCCATCATCATATTGCCTTGGAATTTAACAGAGTTTTGTTTAGTCTTTTCTTCCATAATCATTTCATATTCACCCATCATTTCTTGTAAATTTGAATCCATATTGTATTTTTTTGTTAGTTCAACTCCTTTCTTTTCAAGAGATTCAAGCCTTCTTAAATATTTAAATTTTTCTCTGAGCATTTCATCTTTTGATAGTTTAGGTTCGTTGGACATCCTTTGATCAGGATTGACTGGAATATTGTTAAATTTGCCATATCCATCCCAAGTTTTGGCATCTGAAGAAGTGTTAGCAGTAGATTGTCCTAAATTTGGTCTATTATCATCGTGATCACTGCCTAAAATACGAATAGTTGGTTCCTCTTCAAATCTAACAGAGGAATTATCTTGATAATTAGTTTTAACTCCAAATAAACTTGATTCGAATGTATTGGTCATTGGAGTAGTTTCATTTGCTAAATCATTTAATTCATTTTCTAAATTATTCAAATCGTCTATATCAATATCACTGCTTGGGGCGTGTGAAGATGGTTTATTCCCATTCATTAAAAGTTCAATTCCTCCACCAAAGTTTCTTTTAGATCCGCCAAAGTTATTGTCTAAATTATCAAAGTCCATAGAAATATCAATTATATCGTTATCCATTATGAAATAATAAGAACATTTAATTTTAAGTATTACGAATAACAAAATATATATTTTATAATTAAATAAATAATTAATCAATTAATTAATTAAATAAATAATTAATTAATTAAATGAATAGAATAGGTCATATTTTATGTTTAATAAACCACATTCCTTGTAAAAAACAATCTGATAAATCGTCTTTTTTTGAATGTTTATTAAAAAATGTTTCCCAATCTTTAAATCTAAAGTCAGTTGTAATAATTTCTAAACAAGTTTGAATACCTAATTTTTTTCGTTGTTTATAATCAAGTTTTTCTTCCTTGTCTTTTGGTAAAAAATCTTTTAATTTATTGGAGGCACTAATAAATTCAATTTGAATATTATTATTTTTCATAATAAAGTATTGTGATATCATACCTTGAATAGTTTTCATTTTATTTGCAATAGGTCCTATTTGATTTTCAATAATAATAGTTTCTATACTAGATAAATGGTCACAAAGTATTTCATCAAATTTATGTTGAATATTTCTGCCAATTGTAACTAGATCTACCTTACAAGCATTTGTTTTTGCAATAGCAGTGAAACAATTGTTAATTGTAAAATCATTTAGTAATGTTACTAAATTAGATTTTTTTGCTGGAGTTTCATATTTAATATTATATTTGTCGGCTAATTCAATCAAGTTTTGAATTTTTTGTTTATTTATATAAGATGGTTTAAGCTCAGTAGTTGGTTGTAAAAATTGTTGTTTCTTTGAATGTTTTAAACAATAACATTTAGCATCTTTTGTAAACTTAGCTGGTTTATCACATAAACCATTTTTATCAATTTCAATACACTTGCTTTCTGTCTTTTCACTTAAATCAATATTCTCCCATTTAACAACATTAAGATGATTTGAATTTTGATCAGGTGATTGTAGTTCAAATAGACAGAATGACAAATTTTTGATACCAACATCGATACTAAGAAGTTTCATCTATAATACTAAATCATTAAAAGTTATTATTATATTATTTTTACATGATTATAATTTTTACACATTTTACACATTTTACACATTTTACACATCTATTTTCTTTTGATTAATATGTTGTTATATTCATATCATATACCTAGACAAAAATAAGATATATATATTTTAAAATTTAGTTGGAATGGAAGGTGAAACCATCTTAGCTTTCATTTGTTCCTTTTTCATATAATCTTGTTTTAAATCGCTATTTCTAAATCCGTATACAGGGTTATTATTATCATGTGTAGATTTATAAAGATGTGGATTATTGTTAGTTGTATTTGTATTTAATACACTATAAGGATTATTTCCTGAATCATTAATTGTTTGCATAGTATTATATTTCATTATTTGATTAGCATTTTTTTGCATATATTGTCTATATTTCCAATTAGAATTAATTCCACTATCAACTAGAATTTTTTTGTTAGTTGATCCGGAACCATCTGGTTGCCATAAACTATAATCTGTATTTTGTAATTCTTGTTTAGAATCCATAGTATAATAAGTATTATTCATATTATACTAAAGTTAGATAAAATATTTGATATGATTTATTTGTTGTCATTTTATTCATCGCCATTTTATTCATCTCCAAGCAATTTTAGGATTTCATTTTTCTTTAATTTGGATGCATCTGAAATGACACCCTTACTAACAACAACTTCCCTTAGTTTGTTAAGTGACAATTTTTTATAATCATTCTTAGTTGTATGTATATCTTCTATTTCTCCTAAATTTAGGATGCCTTCACCAAAATCAGTTATTGACACATTTTTTAAAAAGTTATCATCTTCTTTTAGGTCATTACTTATAACATTATTATCTTTAGGAGATAATTGAATATCTGTTTCTTCAAGAGTAGATTCAAAATTATCTAAATTAATTGGCTCTTCATAAGAACAATCAACTGTATCAATTTCTTCATATGGTATTTTTACATTTAATTCATCATTAGCTAAAGTTAAATTTAGTCTTTTAATATATTCTTCATCATTGTTATTTTCATCATCTTCATCATCATCATCGTCTTCATCTTCATCATCATCATCGTCTTCATCTTCATCGTCTTCATCATCATCATCTTCATCGTCTTCATCATCTTCATCATCATCTTCGTCTTCATCATCAGAAACATCGATTAACTCCTCTTGTTCACCACCCATCATTTGACTAGCATATTGAATTTTATCAACTGTAGGTAGATCTTGAGTTGATATTTTTTGTTGTAACATACTTAATTTACTTCTAAAGAATTGTGATTCTTCAGCCATCGTAGAAACTAATCCAATCATTGAATTGAGTTTATGATCTTGCTCTCCCATTCTATAACTAACATAAGCAAAAATGCCACCTATTAGTATAATAATTATTGTAATACTAAATAAAAACGATGTGCTAAATATTTCGGAAATTGCCATTCTTAAAAAGGAGTAATATATTATATTTTTATTAAGAACGAATTATAATATATTTACATTTTTGTATTGTCTAAAATCTCTTTGGGGTAATTCATATCTTTTAATACTTTCAACCCCCCTTTTATTTTTGAAATCCCTTCATCGATTAAATATGTATATTCAAAATTGTCGTTTTTTTTTAGGGTTTTCATATTGTAATTTTTGATCATTTTGTTTTTTGAGAGTTTTTTACAAAGTTTAACATAATGTGTTGTTAGAAGACATGTGACATTTTCATTCTTAACAATATAATCCATAAAAGCAAATCCACTAACAACTGCTTCTTCTGGGTTTGTTCCTGAATATAATTCATCAAATATACAAAAATGTGTTTTATCAGTTTCTTCATTAATGCAATCTATGATTTCTTTACATCTTCTAGCTTCTGCTTGAAATAAACTGTCTCTACCAGACGTATCAGGTATATTCAAATAACAATGAATATTATCATATGGATAAAGTTTTAATGATTCAAAACAACCATAACCTATTTGTTGAGACAAAATTATATTAATTAATGTGGATTTTAATGTAGTTGTTTTTCCTGATGCATTAGGTCCAGTAATAATCATATTTTTATTAAGATTACAATCATTTTTAATAATTTTGTGTTCCTCATCATTAATAAATTTGGGATAATACATTTTCTTAAATACTGGTTTTGATTTTTTCTTAATAAATTCTGTTTTGACAATTTTATTGTCTATTATTTTAGTTTTAACTTGATTAATCATACTAAAATATCCATTAAACCCAAAGGAGTATAACAATGCATTATTATAAATATCATTATCATATAATTTATAAAACACATACATAATATGACCTATTTCAGTTATTTTTGAAAATGAAAATGAAAACGATGATATCTTGTTTATTTCTTCATATAATTTTATAATAACATTTTTATTATAGTCATTGACATTATTGAAATCATTATATTTTGTTAGTTTGATAGATTTAGATGAATGGTAATTCATTACATCTATAGTATATGCCAAATATTTCTTAAATTTAAAGAGATAATTATGTATCTTCTGCATATTGGAATAGAAACGAATACAAACTAAAATATTTTGATAAATTGAAAATAAATAGAATGCAGATGACATCACTAAATACATTTTTTGACCATTGTCAACTTCATGAAATTGAGTAAATACTTTGAATATAGCGTGATTAGAAATAATATCTTTTAAAATTTCGATATATTGTTTAATATTTAATTCAATGCCTCTTAATTTAATGATAAAAAATGGAATAATAAGAACAAAAATAGGAAGACAAAGTGATAAAATAGGAGATGCTATGTTATAAATGCTCATTAGCTGTAAAAAAGATGAATTATTATTGAGGCCTTTTGCAAAGGCCCAGTCAATATATAAATATTTTTCTCGAAACCCAGTTTCAGCTTTGATTTCTTCCCACGAACTAACAATATCATTTAAATCAAAATCACTAAAATTATGTTTATTTGAAATAGTATTTAATTCTTCAATTTCAAGAGAGTTTATTAATTGTTGTGTATCTTTTAAATAATCTGTATCTGTTGTATAATAACTAGAAAATTGTTGAATAATTTTTGCTGATGGTTTATTAGATGGATTAAAAATATTGTCATATATAGAAGATTCTTCTTTATCTATAGAGGTAACTAATTCAAGATCATTAACAATTGTATCATTAAGTTTTTTAATATCTTTATTGTAAATAATAGGAATTTTAAAAATTTCATTTACACTATCTAAACTTGAATTCAAATTTATATCACTCATTGTTTGTAAAATAGAATATATTATAATAATCTATTTTACGAATTTTAAACTTCTTCATCTTCGGATACCAATTGTTGTTCAATATATTTAATTTTATATGTTTTAGACCATTCTTGTAAACTTTTTCTACACATATTCAATAATGAAAATATATAAAATGCTAAAGGAAATATTATTGCTGTTGTTACTATAATAAAACGCAGTATATATGAAAACTCAATAATTTTATAAAAACCAAGTTTGGTAAGTTCATTGTAGTTATCATAATTATTGATATATATTAATATATTAGATTCTCCTAAAATATCAAATTGAATAAATGCACAAACCATTTTAATAACACAGCTTAAACACATAACTAACATTCTTCTAATATTTTCATTTTTTTTGTCTTTATTGTCTGTTACAATATAAATAATAATTGCAGTAAACAATGTAATTGATTGACATAAATTCAAATTATATTGTATAATTTGAAATTGGGAATGACACTCTGGAACTGTAATAATTAAATTCTCAAAAAAAATTATTGCTGAATGATTAAACATTAATATAATTATGTGATGCAATGTTGATATTATTACAAAGTTGTTATTCGCGATTAGATCATATAATGATATTATTTTTAGAGCGTTTTTTGTTTGCATTGTTTGTTTTGTTTGCATTGTTTGCATTTGATATAATTATAAATATTTTTTTAAATATATATATATAATATATTATTTTTAATTCGTTTGAAAGCTTCCAGGAAGTTCATCAATTTGTGTATTATAATAAGATTCAATCTCCTTCATCTTAATAATATCTCTTCTAGTGATAAAATTAATCCCTGTTCCTTTTCTACCCCATCTACCGGATCTACCAATTCGATGAAGATAATTATGAACATCTCTAGGTAAATCAAAATTAATAACAACGCTTACTTGTTGAATATCAATTCCTCTAGAAGTAACATTGGATGAAATAAGAACTCGTGCTACTCCATTTCTAAATTCTTTAAATGACTTTTCTCTTTCGGATTTGTCCATATTACTATGAAGGCAACATACAGGGAATCCATCTTCTTTCATAGCTTCATAAAGATCAACAACGCGTTTAACACTATTGGAATAAATAATACACTGAGCAACAGTAATATGTTGGTAAAGATCTTTTAAAGTTAGATATTTTTGTCTATCATCTTCTACAGCTATATAATATTGTTTAATTCCCTCAAGAGTAAGACTTTCAGCCTTCACACAAATTTTAATTGGATTCCTCATAAATTTATTTGTGATTTGGAAAATATTATTAGGTAGTGTTGCACTGAAAAGAGCAATTTGAACATTTTTATTAAGATATTGAAAGATATTATAAACTTGTTCTTTAAAACCAGAGGATAACATCTCATCGGCTTCATCTAAAATAACCAATTTCAATTTAGTAGCATTAATATGACGTCTTCTAATCATATCGTATACTCTTCCAGGACATCCAACAATAATATGAGGAGGATTTTCACGCATTTCAGTAGCATCTTCATCAATCGAAGATCCACCAATAATAGTTTTAATGCGAATTCCACTCATCATACTGGATAAACTATCAATTACAGATGTAATTTGTTGTGCTAGTTCGTGAGTAGGCGCCATAATAAGAACCTGACTTGAGTTTTCGGATATATTAATTCTAGAAAGCGCACCAACAGTAAAACAACCGGTTTTACCAGTTCCTGATTGAGCTTGTGCAATAATATCTATTCCTTCTTTAATAGGAGCAATTCCTTTGCTTTGAATTGGACTAGGTTTCTCGAATCCATGGCCATATATACTTCTTAAAAGATCAGGGTTCAAATCCAATTCATCCCACGTATTATAAATCGTAATTGGTGTTTCATCTTCCAAGATATTTGTTTCTTTATCTTGGTTATTAATTACGTTATCATTTGATTTTTCAATTGACATTGTATATATTATAATATATACAATGGTTTTAAGTGTATATAAATTATATATTATATTTAAAAAAAATTGATATAAATAAAAACCTATATAGTTAAAGTATACAGATACAATGGCAGCTACTTTGAAATACAATCTTCATCAAATTAACGATATTGCTTGCACTGGATTTCATTTTGAAATTCCAGAAGATGCTTATCATATGATTAATTACCTCTCTACTCAAGTTGGTTCTGGTGGATTAACTTCTGCAATATTTGTTAGACAAGAGAGAGAAAATGTAGATTCGTTGTTGAAAGATGTCTCTAATGTTTTCTCTTCTAATACAAAAAATAAGAAAAAGAAGGGTAATAGAGCAATGGAGGTAAGTTCTGAAGAATGGGAAACTATTAGAACATTTCAAACTACTAAAATTGAACAAAAATCTGGTATTGATGGAGACATCGATTATATTCGTTTATTACTTAATAAATTAACTGATAAGACATTCTTAGATATGAGAGAGAAAATTATTGAGAGACTGAATAAGATTTGTCTAGAATTTGGAAGCGAAGAGGAATTCTTAAAGATTGGAAATACAATTTATGAATTCTGTTCAACAAATAAATTCTATTCAAAAGTTTTTGCTGATCTGTTTGCTGAATTATGTAGCCAATATATATGGCTAATGCCAATATTTAATGAAAAATATGCTAATATTATGTCTCAATATAGTAATATTCAATATGTCGATTCTGAAAAAGATTATGATGGGTTCTGTGATATGAATAAGAACAATGATAAACGTCGTTCTGTTACAACATTCTTGGTGAGTTTGGCAAATAATGGATTTATTAAAAAGGAAGGTGTTATAAAAATTTTAAGAAAACTATTAGAATTAGTTTATAATATGATTGATGTTCCTGAAAAGAAAAACGAGGTTGATGAATTGACCGAAAATATTGCTATTCTCTTTAATAAGGATATGATAGATGAAGTAGCGAATGAAATTGACGACTCTAAAGAATTATATATTTATGGTCAAACAATTGTTGAAACTATTAATAGTTTAGCAAAGGCAAAGGCCAAGGATCATTATAGTTTATCAAATAAGGCAATATTTAAGTTTATGGATTTGATCGAAATGTAAATAATAGTAAATAAAACTAGTTAAAAATATAATTATGATTTATATTAGAAATTTAATGAATAATTTAAATGATAATATTATTTTTTTTCTTGAAGAAAAAATAGAAAAACCTCATAATACAACTGATATTGAAATCCAAAAAATGTTGAGTGAATTTGAAGAAGAAGAGTTTGAAGAATATATGCCACCCAATAATGAATTTGAAAGTTCTGAATTATATTATTATGATAACGAATATACTATAAAGGATTTATTAAAGATATGTGAATATTACACCATTGATAAAGATATAAAGGCATCGAAATGCAAAAAACTAGATATTATATCAACTATTGTGTTTTTTGAAAGTTTACCAGAAAATTTTGAAATTGTTCAAAAAAGAAATAAAATGTGGATTTACATGTCAGAATTAATAAATGATCAAAAAATGAAAAAATACGTTATTTGGAAGTGAAAAATGTAATATTAATATTAATAATAATAATAATAATAATAATAAACTTGTAAAATATTAAATCTAACTAATTTATATACTTATGGTTGTATCTAAATTAGACAGTTCAATAAATTATCCGGAACTAAAAAGAGTAGATCCTGAAGATTTAAGTAAAGAATCAAATTTATATCAAGTTGAAATAAAGGATCTAGAAGTAATTGTTGCAATTGGAGGAGCTAAAAATACATTTGCTGATAAAAATGTAACATATTTTCCAGTTTATTTAGTTAAACATAACAATAAAGTAATTCAAATAGGAGTTTATGAAATTCCTTCAAGTAATATGGTTGACTATATAGATGAAGAGTCAGTATTAGATGTAGAGCGTTTAAATGATCCATTAATTTATACTTTTGCTACAAAAGATATGATTCAAAAACTTAGGAAGGTAGCTGAAGAAGAAAAACCAGCAAAAAAGGAAGCAAAAAAGAAATCTGAAAAGAAGGTTGAACAAAATACTGTAGAAACTGAGATATTAATTCCACAAATCAGAAGAGATATTTTTACTACTAGAATAGGAGCAAATATTCCAGAACAATTAAAACAAGAAACTTCTAAAATGGCACAAGATGCTAGAGAAAAATATCACGAAGGCGAGAACGATAATTGGGTTCAAATATTTATGAAAAATAAGAATTATTCTTTAATAGATAATGAGGGTCAAGGCGATTGTCTTTTTGCAACAATAAGGGATGCATTCCAAAGTATTGGGCAAGATACTATAGTTAGTAAACTAAGAAGTAAAGTTGCAGAAGATGTAAAACAAGATACATTCAATGATTATAAAGATCGTTATGATATGTTTACAAGAGAAATAAATGAAACAAGATCTCAGTCGATTATTAAAAAAAAGGAATATGATGAATTGAAGGCAAAATTATCGACAACAATTGACAGAAATCAACAGCTAATTATTAGAGATGCGGCTTTAAATGTTAAAAAACATTTTGAGGAACTAAAAAAAAATAATGAGTTTGCTAAGGAAAATATTACTGATGTTTTATTTATGAAAAATATAAAGTCTCTAGAAGAATTCAAAAAATTTGTTCGCACTTGTGAATTTTGGGCTGATGCTAGAACGATTAATATATTAGAAAGATTGTTAAATATAAAATTTATTATTTTGTCTAGTAGTAGATACAATGATAGAGATTTAGATGGGGTTTTACAATGCGGAACAGACGTGGATCAAATTATTTTAAGTAGAGGAGAATTTAAACCGGAATTTTATATAATTGTAGATCATACCGGGGATCATTATAAATTAATAGGGTATAAGAAAAAAATGATTTTTGCTTTTAAAGAGATACCATATGATATAAAAAAAATGATTGCAGATAAGTGTATGGAAAAGGATTCTGGTGTATTTTCATTTATCCCTGAATTTGAGAAATTTAAAACGGAAACAATAGGAATAGCAAAAGGTGTTCCAAAATTTGATGAATTAAGTGAAGCAAAGATGTTGAATCTTTATGACGATAATATTGTATTCTCATTTTATTCAAAGTCATCTGATATTCCTCCTCCTGGTAAAGGATCTGGTGAAAAAATTCCAGGAACTATTATGGGAGAATTTTCAAATCTAGCAAAAATTCCAAAATGGAGACAAAAATTATCAAACTTATGGGTTCAACCATTTTCATTAGATAATCATCGTTGGGCTTCAGTTGAACATTATTATCAAGCGTCTAAATTTAAGAAAAATAATCCAGAATTTTATTTGTCTTTTACATTAGATTCTGGAACTGAATTATCTCAAAATCCAGAAATGGCAAAAGGAGCTGGTGGGAAAACTGGAAAATTTAAAGGTCAACAAATAAGACCAAAAACAGTTGTGATAGATAATGATTTCTTTTCTGTTAGATCTAATAAAGAAATGGCAGCAGCTCAACAAGCAAAATTTACTCAAAATGAAGATTTGAAGACTTTACTTTTAGGAACAAAGAATGCTAAACTAGTTCATCATAGAAGAGCTCAAGAACCTGAAATATTTGATACACTAATGATTATTCGTAATAATATTTCTAAGGGTGAATAAATATGTTATAATAAATATGTTATAATAAATATTATATTATATTTATAAAAATATATGAGCGATACTGTTGAAAAGACGATGGAAGATATTTTGACTAAGGTTGAAGAAATATCTCAGGTTCCTGAACCTAAAGACGTTGTTAATAAAGATGTTGTTAATAAAGATGTTGTTAAGGAAGACGTTGTTAAGGATGTAATTTTAACTGATGCAATGATTGATATAACTAGAATAACATTTTCTCAAATGTTAGAAAACTTTTTAAATCAAAACAAAGATAAATTAGAAACTTTAAGTATAAAACTAACTCCTGAAATACAAACATATTTGTTAATATTATTTAAGGAGAAATCTAGTTTGTTTGATGATATTGATTCGTCTCTTAAGAAAATTATTTTGGATGACAAGATTGATTTAAAAGATATTCCAGAGATACTTGTTTTAGTAACAAAAGTTTATGAAATTATAAATACAGATAATGGTATTCCAAAGGTTGATCCATATGAGTTAATTAAAAATATACTACATATAGTGTTTACTTTATATATTGAAACTAACAAAGTTCAAAATAAAGAATTAGCAACTGATCTATTAAAAATTATTGATGTATCAATTGATTTAATAAAATTAAAGGCAATTAAACCTCCAAAGATTGGTTGTTTGTCTAAGTTATTTTGGTATTTCTATATTATATAATAACTAAATATTTATTACAAGTAATAACCTTTTAAATATAATAAAAGGTTATTATATAATTAATTATGAAATTTACAAGCGAAAGTCAAAAATTGATGTCTTTTTTTGTCGATAACAATTGTTTATTGCCTCTAAAACAAACAAAAAAAACAGATAATATATTAAAAAAATTATATTATGACATATCAAATGGATTTCGTTATATTCAAGATGTCAAGACTAAATTGGGTCCATCGTTTTATAAATTAAGAGTAGAACGTATAACAAATATAAATCAAATACCAAAACCAACTACATTTCCTCCAAATGCATTTCCTCCGGAAGTAAGAAACCATATAGATGAATATAGCATTGGATTATTAACATATAGTTTCGATATGTTTGATAGAAAAATAAGTATAATATTTTTAACAGAGGATGATCGAGTTGAAAGTTTAATAGAAACGTATAATAATTATGTAGACAATATGTTAGTTTGGTTATATATAGTAGATATATATTCATCAAAAAAATGTGCTAACCAATTGAAAATATTTATATATCATACCAGTTTATTAAAAAATCTGCCTGGTTCAAATATAGAAATATTAAATGAGAATAATGTGAACACTGCTTTTACTAGGACATGTCCAATTGATTCAGAAATAGTTGTATTTAGAAAGGAGGAATGGTTTAAGGTTTTTATGCACGAGACATTTCATAATTTTGGCTTAGACTTTTCAGATATGAATTTAATGTCGTGTAATGAAAAGATTTTAGAATTATTTCCTGTAAATTCAGAAGTAAATCTATTTGAGGCATATACCGAATTTTGGGCAAGAATAATGAATGCTTTGTTTTGTAGTTTTATAAGTATGAAGGATAAAAATGATGTCAATGAATTTTTGACAAATACAGAGTTTTTTATAAATTTTGAAAGAATATATTCTTTTTTTCAGATGGTAAAAGTATTAGAATTTATGAGTTTATCATATACGGATCTATATAAAAAAACAAGTTTATCTGAAAATATGAGAAATACTCTTTATAAAGAAGATACAAATGTATTATCATATTATGTAATAACTTTAATTCTAATGAATAATTACCAAGATTTTTTATCGTGGTGTAATACAAATAATATTACAATTTTAAATTTTAAAAAGACAATAAAAAATTTGGATAATTTTTGTGGTTTTATAGAAAAAAAGCACAAAATGAAAAATATGTTAGAATGTATAGAATATACAAAAAAATTATTAGCTTCTGTAAAAGGGTTGCCTAGTAAAAAAAAGGATATCTTATATTTATTAAAAAATTTGCGTATGACAATATGTGAAATGGGATAATTACTTTTTGTTAGTATATATAATAATAAGATGTGTTGGAATAAGGAAATATCTTTAAATACATTTTTGTTTAGTAGTTTTGTATTAGGTCTTATAATATACAATAATAGATATACAAAATATAAAATAGATGACTTAAATAGCGTATGGATATATGTATTTTTTATGTCGTTTATACTGATGCAATTATTTGAGTTTTTTATATGGAGAAATATAAATAATTCAATATACAACGGTGTATTTACAATATTAGCAACGTTGTTATTGTTAGTTCAACCAATAGCAACAAATATGCTTATAACTAACAAAAGTGTTCAACAAAATATGTTAATGATTTATTTGATATGTATGGTTCCATTTGCTACATATAAGTTTATGACAAAAAAAATACATTCAACCGTAAGTGATATGGGTCACTTACAATGGAATATGTTATTAGATTACAAAAATAAAGAAGATCCTGTAATTGCTATATTTTGGGGTTTATTCTTTTTATTTCCATTATTTTATGAACGTAACATATTTGGATTTTTATTTGGAACTATTACGTTATTCATAGTGATATATAATTATTATAAAGATAATACAATAGGTTCAATGTGGTGTTGGGTAGTGAATTCAATAATGATATATTATGCGGTATATTTGTTGTTTTATTTGCCTTTCTTTAAGTAGAAAATTATATATATTATTTTGAGCCAGAATTTCTATGCTGCCAACAATACGACAACTCTTTATAACATACCTTACCACATTTAATGCCGTCTTTTTCTGTTATGCATATATATTTATATTGTCCATTTCCCATTGATTTTTTATTAGATCTCCATGCGCTGATTGCTTCATCAAAGTCAATATTGACTTCATATTGAACCATTTCATTTGATTCTATATTACGTATTTGACTTCTTGTCTTCATTTTTTATTAATTATAAGATTTTTATAATTAACAAATAGTATTTCAATTTTTTATTTTTTGTAAATTTAACTTATTTACAATATTATTATAATAAAAAATTGAGTTTATATTTAAACATTGAAATCTTCAATATACGTGTAATTAAAATGGGCATTCGAAATTTAAATCGTTATTTAAGAGGTAATTGTGCTGAATCAATTCGTTGTATTAATATGGCGGATTTATCAGGTAAACGCATTGCTGTAGATATTAGTATATATTTATACAAATATGAAGCAGAAGATGCTTTACTTGAAAATATGTATGTTATGTTGTCTATCTTTAGACACTATAACATAATTCCAATCTTTATATTTGATGGTAAACCTCCTCCTGAAAAAAGAGCATTATTAATCAAACGTAAAGAAGATAGACAAGAGGCTCAAGAGGAATATGAACAGTTAAAAAAACAACTTACAAGTTTACAAGAATCAAATGATGATGATAATGACAAACAAGATATTATTTCTGCTATGGATCAACTTAAAAAACAATTTGTTCAAATTAATAAAGAAAAAATAGAAAAAGTAAAACGTTTAATTAGATCTTATGGTGCTACATATTATGATGCTCCTGGTGAAGCCGACGAATTATGTGCTCTACTAGTAATTAAGAAAAAAGTATGGGCTTGTTTGAGTGAAGATATGGATTTGTTTGTATATGGGTGCACTAGAGTTCTTAGATATTTTAGTTTAATAGGGCATACTGTAGTTTTGTATTATATGAAAGGGATTTTAGATGAACTCGATATTACACAAACAGAATTTAAAGAAATATGTGTTTTATCTGGAACTGATTATAATATTAATGCTGATGGAAATAATGACAAGATCAATTTAAGACAAACATTTAAATATTTTCATAAATTTAGGAATATGAATGATGACAATATTAAATTTTATGATTGGTTATTACAACATACGGACTATATTTCTGATTTAGATTTATTAAATAATATCAATAAAATGTTTAATTTAGATGTTAATCACGAAAATTTAAACGCTTTTAATAATATAAAAATTGTAAATGGCCCTATCAGGCAAGATGAAATTAAAAATATAATGAAAGATGAAGATTTTATATTTTGTAAATAAGAATAATATGTTATTTTTTTATTTTTTTTATGTATATATATTATGTCATATAGAATCAATAAAACAAATAAGAGGACAAATAGACGTAAAACAAATAAGAGGACAAATAGACGTAAAACAAATAAGAGGACAAATAAATGTAAAATAAACTTTAGAAGGATACAGATCATGAACTATCTGTAATTACACCGACCGAAAAGAAAAATGAGACAAAATAAAGAAACAAAGAAACAAAGAAACAAATAAACGAAATTTACTCGATTGGATAGATGAACCCTATGAAAATCAGGTAGAAAAGGTAGTGAATTTACAACGAGTTCTTTTGAAGAATAAATAAAATAAAAATATAAAGATAAATAATTATATAAAATATATGATTGATCTTTATAGTAATCAATATGATTATGAAACTTTAAAAGCTAATATTTATGTTGTTAGTTTGATAGATGTTTTAAAGACACAAAAATTAACAGCTGATTTTTGTGTCAAATATATTCTTAATACTGACTTTCAATTAAGAGATGAAGAAGAGACAATAACTATATCTATGGTGAAAACATATCAACCACATATATTAGATATTGATTTTGTTAATGCAATAATAAGAGCCACTAACAAAAAATTAAAAGGCGAACGAATAGATAGCATTGAAGATTTTGAATCATATATGAATAGACATATTTAATAACTTTTATGATATTTGTTAGTTTATAATTAAAAATAAATGGTATAATTATATATGCCATATTTACCTAATGAATTGATCAATATAATTTTGAGTTTTGTAGAAAGACCACAACACTCAAAAATAATGAAATATATAATAGAAGATTGTTATGAAGAGGATTATGATCCTTATACAGCAGAATACTGGTATGATAATTTTTGTTTTGAATATACATTTGTTGAATGGTATTTTTTATATAGAAAAAATCGTATTTATAAAGGAAAAAAGAATCAAAAATATAAACATACCTCAAAAATAATATTAGTTGGTAGCGATTTATTGATTAAATAAAAGTTTTTGAATAATAATATTTATAATTTAAAAATTTTTATATTATTGTATTTTGTATAAAATATTAGAATAAATAATCCAATAGGACAAAAGAGGGGTTCATATGAATAAGCATATACCCAAACCATAACAAAAATAGAAGCAAATAATGAATATCTTGGAATCATAGAATAACATTCAGCAGTTCTAAAATATATCCAAAATCCAGCAAAAATAACAGCAATAATTACTTTGTTATTGTATGATAAATAGTTATCAAGAATCATAATAATATATTATATTATTATTATATATTATAATAATGTTTACAAGCTTATTTTTGGAAACGACCGATCCAAGACTTAGTTGGAAAAAATTCTTTGGATTAAAAATATTTTTTATGATTATTATATCTATAATATTTCATACTATTTTATATACTTTATTTTGTAATATTGTTAGTTATGTTTTTTATGGAAACATATTGAGTAAAAATATAAATATTCGTTTAATCATTTGTTTACTAGCAATTATGTTTTTTGGTTATATAGGAAGACTATTACACGTTAAAGAAGCATATAATGATTTTAATCATAACTATGATAAAACAAAAAATTATGTACAACCCCATTATAATTCTTGGATATTCATTGGTTGAATAGAAAGTATTTGAATACTATTCTTTAAATTAATAAAATGTTTATTAATTTAAAATGTCAGTTGAAATACAATTTTTGTTTTTATAATTTTGTTTTTATAATTTTTATTATATTTGCTTTTTATAATTTTTATTATATTTGCTTTTTATAATTTTGTTTTTATAATTTTGCTTTTTATAATTTTGTTTTTATTATTTGTTTTTTATAATTTTGTTTTTATAATTATTATTTAAACAGTGGCGACAGAAGCAATAAGAGCCTTCTCAGCCTTATAGAAGTGAGGAGACATATATCGTTGGAGATTGAAGTATGTAAGCTCGTCGGTGGTATTGAGTTTCAATAGAGTTTGGAGCTTGGCATCAGGATTGATCTTGCGACCATTTTCCTTGTCTTGAAGATTGTGACTTCGAATATACTTGTTGATCTCACGAGTTACATCGGTGCGGGCCATTTCAGTTCCAGTAGGCTTCTCAAGGAACTTTGCAAGCTCATCTGAGATCTTGGTAGGCTTGACGAACCCAGAAGGTTGACGGTTACCTGACTTCCTCTTGCGCTTAGCTGAAGACTTTTGAGCAGTCTTTAGCTCACGAGACCACTTCTTCTCAAGAGAACGGTATTCAGTCTTCAATGATGCAAGGAGAGCACCAAGTTGGTTAAGCTTGGCAAGAAACTCAGTTGATTGAGCAGCAAGGTCAGCAGCATCAGCTTCAGCAGCATCAACGATAACAACAGGGACAGAGATAGGGATAACAGGAGCATCAGAAACAGGAACAGATACAGCCTCAATCTTTGAAGCTTTTGGCTTGGTTTCCTTCTTGGCTTTAACAGTCTTTTCTACAGTGGTAGCAGCCTGTTCAATAACAGGGGTATTAATAACAGGGGTGGTCGTATTGACTTCAGTCTTAGATTTGCTTTGTCTTGGCATTCTATTATACTATATTACTGTGATATCTTTTTAAATAGTTTTGAGCCTTAAATATATTATTTGTTATTGTATAAGGTCTAAAGTATTTTAAAAATCAATTTTATATTTAAAATTTTATTTAAAATAACTACCTACTTACATATAGCATACTGCTTGATATAACCAAGGTAATGATGTAGCAGCATCATTATTTACTAAAGTTATAGCACCTAAAACATAATACGCACCTAAACATTTATTATCTTTATCTATACCTGTCGTTACAAATTTTTCAAGGATATCCAAAATAATCTTACGAACATCATCTATATTTTCTAATGTCTGTAATATATTATAATTTGGCATTCTTGAAAATGGATTTCCAATAGGAGGACAAATATCTCGTTTAACTTCGAGTGTTAATGGTGCTCTATACGACCATATATCCGCTAATTCTCTTGTAAATTTTATTAATTGATTTCTATTCAAAGTTAAAAACCATTGTGAATTTGAATAATTTCCCAAAGCATCAATATTTTGAAATAATGTTAGTGCACGTAATTCAACTGATTTTTTGTCCGACACTTCTTTAGTTACATCTGAAATTTCAGTACATATATTTATTTTAAATACCCTACTTAGTCTTAATAGTGATCTAAAATCTGTAATTACGTTAGAATTAATTGGTTTAGTATTGAATGGATTTTTAACAGCACCATTACATTTATATATTAAATTATAAAGTGAAATTAAATCAAATCCATATATAAACCCATCTTCATCTATATAACTAAAAAATTGTTCTTTAGGTATTTCTGTTAGTTGTTCCATCGACAAAAAATCAAAATTATTTGTGCATAATAATCTATTTTTATAAGCTGGTCCATGGAATTTTATGTATTTTCGTTGTAGATTACCTCTAATTATTTTCTGAATTTTAACAATTGAATTCGATAAAAATAAAAACGAGTAAATTCTTGAAATTAATTGTGATTTATTTCCTGTTACTTTTAATTTGTATGTTTTTGCAATTACTTTTAATTGATTGACATTGTAGTTGTATCTTATTAAAAATTCTGATTCGTTAAAATTTGGTATATGTTCACTTAAGTCTTCATCTATTTTTTCTTGTTTTTTTATAACTTGCATTTTTATAACTTGCATTTTTATAACTTGCATTTTTTTTGATACATTATCGTATAACATATTTAAATAATCATTAATATTATTATCATTTTTATCATTTTTACTCTTTGGTTGTTTTTCGTTAGGAGAATCAATCTTCATTATATATATTATAAGAAATCTTTTTGTATTATTTTACTTTAATATATTTTTATATATCATTTCGTTACCATAATAAGTTTCCACGCATTTTTTAAGCTTTTGAAACCATTTTATATTTTAAAAAAAAATTGATTTAAAGATACATTACATATATAATGTATACATACAGAATGACAGACTCTATCGTTGACGGCACTAATATTGATATTAATGTATTCTCTTATTCCGCTCCTAAAGCTCACGCTTCTGGTGGAAAGGTAGTAAATTTATATAACAAACATTTTAAGGAATCTCTTACTTTGTCAACTCCTCTTATGCTCACCTGGGGGGCTCAAGAAGGACAAGAACAAGGAACTGGTAAGCCTACTGGTAAATGGACTATGTCACTTCAATTTCCTAGTGTTGATTATAGTAATGCTAATGCTGAGGCTTTCTTGAGATCAATGCGCAACTTGGAGTCTAAAATTAAGGCTGATGCAATGATTTATTCTAAGGAATGGTTCGGAAAGGAGATCAAGAGTGCTGAAGTTATTGATGAAAAATTCAATGTTATGCTCAGACATCCTAAGAAGACTAAGGGATCCTCAGAAATTGATGAGAATAAACCTCCTACTCTAACCGTTAAGATCCCTCAATGGTCTGGTGTTTGGAAGCCAGAGATTTATGACGAAGATAGCGAGCCTCTTTATATCAATGGAAAGACCAATACTCATTTGACTCCTCTTGAATTCTTGAAGCCTAAGACTCACGTAATCTGTTTGCTTCAGTGTGGTGGGCTATGGTTTGTAAATGGCAAGATTTCCATTACTTGGAACTTGAAACAAGCAATTGTTCAAAAACCTAAGCAATCTATGGAAGGCACTTGCTTCTTGAAGCCTAAGGCTGCTGATGTTAAGTTGATGAAGTCATTGCCTCCTGTTGAAGACGAGGTTGATCGTGATGGAGTTTCTACAACTATTGTAGCTGATTCAGATGATGAACACGAAGACGAACACGAAGAATTAGTTCTTCCTACTCCTACTCCAGTTCCTGTTCCTGTTCCTGTTCCTGTTCCTACTCCTACTCCTGTAAAGGTTGAAGATCCAGTTCTAGAGACTATTGAAGAAGTAAAACCAAAGAAGAAGATTATTCGTAAGAAGACTGATGCATAAATAAATAAATAAATAGATAGCTAGAAAAATATAAACATATTAATTGTAACTTAATTTATAAACATTTTTTTAATTTCGTATTGATTACGATATTAAAATACTTATTCTAACAGAGATCTTATTGGTATTTATATTTTCTCATATAACCAAAAGAGCCCATATAACCAAAAGAGCCCATAAAACCAAAAGAGCCCATAAAATCACCTGCCGCTACTTTATATTTTGGAGGTTCTACATTGACATTACATTTACATAAATAATATTTTGACTATAATATCTGACTTGTAACTAACATTGTAAATATCCTTTTCAAAAATTCTTGATATACCTTGTCCTTTGAACCTATATATTTGCTCCTCTTTTAAATGTAACTTATCTAAAGGTATTGAAAACCATTTGTCTCCTATCTCTATACTAACAAATTTATTATTTTTTATTAAATATAATAAGTCTTCGTCTATTTTTATATGTTTCTCATAATAAATATTATTATTCTCATCTATTGTTATGTTAGTTGGTAACTTTGGTTGACATAAAACAATAATTTCAGATCCATCTTTTACATCAAAATATATCTCATTATGCCATAATGGAACTAAATATAACTCATCATCTACGTATAATTTGTATACATTATGTTCTAGTAAATCCTTTAATAAAGGCTTCAATATAAATACTCTGTCGTTTTCTTTACCTTGTTGTAACTTCTCTTTTACAATCAAACTAACAAATTCTAATGTATCATTACCAATATACAATATATCCTTGTATTTATACAATAGCTGATATAATTCAATTGCTTTTGATTTATCTACATCTTCAAAAATTTTTCTAAGATATGTTAATGTTAATACATCATAATTAACTACAATTTCTTTTACAGCCTTTATTAATATATCAGTATAAGTTCCTTTATTAAATAACGTTGAAATAAATGTTCCCAGTATATCAATGTAAATTATTGACTCTTTTGAAACAGAAGAACTAACAAAAGGACCAGAAGTATTTGAAATATCTTGTCCATTAATTATACGCAGTTCATATGATAAATAATCATATGCTTCATTTATTTTTTGAAATTTTTCCTTTGCAGTTGCATCATCATTTTTATCTGGATGCCATTTTAATGCAAGCTTATGATACTTCTTTTTTATATACTCTTGATTCAGAGTTGTTAGTTCTATTTCATCTAAGGATATCTCTAATTCATCTAATGCTATTTGTAAATTCATTTTTCCATTTTCTTCATTTTCTTTATTTTCTTCATTATCTTCATTATTAGAATCCATTTATTATACTTATTAAGTAAAACAGATAACTCTCTAAATGATAAATAGGACGATAATTATTATTATAATATTTCAAAAAACTATACGTTTTTAATAATATATTTGACATATTTTGTTTTTTAATTTTTTTCAATTCAATTAAATTTGTTAGTATATACCAAATACAATCTGTAATATCTAGATTATAAATAAATATGTCATATAATAGATCACGAAATTTTAAAAATTTTAATTCATTTATATTTATCATCTCTTTCAAAATCTTGTCACAAATAATTTTGTATGGATACATTAATTCGTTAACTCCTACGTGTAAATATTTTATATTTACGATATTCTCTATTTTAATATCAACCGGTATTTTTTGTTTTACACATTTTGTATAAGAAATCTTTGTTGGTCTAGAAATATGAATAATTTCACAACAATTTAGTATCGAATCAGGGATAAAACTAACTTCTTCTGTAATTAAAATAAATTTAATATTTATAGCAGTGGAATTATTGTCTTGCATATAACTGTAAAAGTTTTCCAATAATTCACTATGAATATTATGAAAATCTTTACACACAATAATACCTGATTTATCATTTTTTGCCGATAAAACATCTATAATTTGTTGATAAATATCGTGCCATAATAATTTAGAATTACAACCTAACAAAGACATATCAATTTCATAATGTATATCACTTATCTTAAATAAATATTGCTTTTTATCATACGATACAATAAGTTTTTTCTCATATTTCAGATCTGTTGGACTATATTTTTTTATTGAATATAACATTTGACTATATTTACCTACTCCGCTTGGACCATAAAAAATAATATTACCTAGTTTATCAAGCGAATCTGGAAACTTCGAAAAACACTTATCTAATTTAGGATGTAAATTTATTTTTTCAACAGCATTTGTATATTCTTCAAAATGGGATTCAAGAAACTTCATTAATATAACATATTCAATATTCTTTATTTCATAAACTAACAAAATTATTAAGATTTATTGTTTTGATTGTATTATATTTTTTATAATACAATTAATTAATATATTAAAAACAAACCCGTAAATTAACAAAGAATACAAATGAATATTGTAAAAACTATAGATCAATATAACGAAAACTACGTTTATTTTTGCGACCCAATAAAAAATATTATTATGAATGAAGGTAATTTTATTAGAATAATTTATTCAACACCATTATTTGTTTTGAATGGTATATATATATCTGTAAATATTGGACATATATCCATAGAAAAATATTATAATAAATTTAAATGTAGTTTTGACCTAATACAACACCGAGATATTGTTGACAAAATACGATTAATTGAAGAATGCTTACTCAAAAAAGTTAATATTATTGGTAAACTTCCTCAACATAAAATATATGAACAGTTAAGAAGTGGTAATATAAAGGTTTTCTCAGAAACATCAGAAAAAATTAATAATACATTTTTATTAAAAATCGCAGGAATTTGGGAGACCGAGAATGAATATGGACTAACATATAAGTTTATAAATATTTAGTGTATAAATATTTAACCCTGTGTTGAATAAAAATGTAGAATAATGCCTATTGTAATTACTATCAAAAAGTTAATTACACCAAATAAACTTACTAATGCAAATGTTTTATCAGATAACATTTTGCTAGTTACTTCTCCAGAATTACTAAACATTGCTGATATTAATATTATTATTTGTGTTGCTAAAAATATAGTTGATAAAACTGAAAATGAATTATAATAACTTGATACCTCGCCTGTTGATATTTTATCAAAATATTTTGATAAATAAAAAATTAATAATGATATTAGAATTATTATAACAATAAACGGAACCATATCTAACCAACTAGGCGGTGGATAATTTAATATAATAATAAACAGCATTCCAAATAATAATCCAGCATATCCACCTATTAATGCCTTTAAACCATTTGGATCAGTCATACCACTTGTAATTACTATAATTATAAATGAACCAATAATGACAGATAATGGCACATTTATAACCTTTTTATATTCTTCTTTATCAAACATCGTAATTAATATATAGTTATATAATTATCTAATAATTACTAATTACTAATTACTAATTACTAGTTACTAATTACTAATTACTAATTACTAGTTACTTCATTTTACTAGTTATTTCATTTTATCCTTTAAATCATCTATTTCCTTTTGCATCAACTGTATTTTATCCACTAACAATGGTATTATTTCTAAATAATTAATAGCCTTTATATTATTTAGTTTTTTGTCTGGTTTTATAAATACTAATTCTGGATATTCTACTTCAAATTCCTGTGCAATAAATCCATAATGAATCTGTTTACTCGAATCATCCTTAAATGTAAATTCTTTTGTTTGTAAATTCATTAGTTTGTTAGTTTTATCTTCATCTATAAGGCTTATATTTTGTTTTAAATTTATATCAGATGGACTTATTATATTACCATCTACATATAGATTACCTGGTATATATACATTGGAATAAGTTTGAGTTGTAGGTGTTAAAACACTAATTGACTCACCTGAGCTATTTATATAAGAATAAGCTTTCCATAAATTTGATGTAGCTCCAGAAACGAAATTTTTTATATATGCTGTATTATTTGGTTGTCTTCCATTATAATTTGCCATAATATATATATTAATTAAATATTTATATAAAAAAAATTATACTAATTAATTATATATGAGTAATCATAATTTATTTACTAATCACCCACTTATAAATAATTCTAACCAGTATTTTTACGAGAAAAAATATATATCTATCAATTCGGAAGACAGAGACTATTCTAAATTTCCAACCTCTTCAGAATTTGAAGTATTATTACCTCAAGATTATTTAAATGTAGTATCAGCACGTTTATATTCTTGGTCTTTTCCTGCAAATTATAATGTTTTTTCTGTATTTACATCAAATCTTTTAATGACATTTAAATTTGATAAATTATATAACCCAGGAGAATTTGGTGTTAGTGATATTTTATTAGAATCCATTTTTGCAGCTTTATATAGTAATATAGATTCCGAATACATTATTTCAATTGAAACTGGGTTTTATAATCCTGATCAAATGGCTACTGAATTGACAAACAAATTTAATGAATCAATTACAAATTATATTATTAGCTTTTTCGGAGATAAATCACAATATGTTGAGGCAAAAAAATTATTTCAGCAATATAATAGATTCAAAATTGTTTATAACAGTGTATCGCAAAAACTGTGGTTTGGAAATACTGCTGACCAATTTACTTTAACAAATGATTCGCCTACTTTTTGGCAAAAAGAGGTTGTTGATCCTTCTTGTAGGAGAAGAAATGTGTTACCACATTATGATAATTGGGGATTACCTGCTTATTTAGGCTTTAGTAGATGTCCTACACCATCTGTAAAAGCATTTGATATATCGATTTCAGGTGAACCTTCGATTTCACTTCAATTCCAAGTTCCTCGTTTTTATTATGGTGATGCTGTTAGTGGAAGTGGAGATGATGGATATTGGTTACTTCCTGGAGCACCATCTGCAACAGTTTACTTTCTTCAAGCACCATTCAAAATTAGTTTTATGGGACCTGCATATATGTATATGGAAGTTGATGGAATGAATTGTATTGATGAAACATCTCCTTGGAATATATCAGAGTATACAATTCATAATAATCAAACAAATGGAATTGTTAATTCTTCGTTTGCAAAGATACCTATTCCAACAACTCCAATTTCACAATGGTTTGATAATGATATGGGACCATATAAATATTGGAATCCTCCAGCAGAAAGACTTAGTAAATTCAAATTCAAATTTAGATATCATAATGGTCAATTAGTAGATTTTGGAAGTTTTGAATATTCATTTATGATTGAATTAAATCTGTTGAAACCACAACAAGAGAGAAATTATAGTATTAGAAATGCATTTGATTTGGGTCAAACTCAATCTTATGGTAGCAAATATATCTAAAATTATTCAGCATTATATTATTCAGCATTATATTATTCAGCATTATATTATTCAGCATTATATGTTTGTTTAATCCAATTTAATATTAAAAATTTATCGCATTTTTTATAATCACTATCAAACCCATTTAATTTTAAAAATTCTGGTTTTTTTGCGCGAGGTTTTTTATAAAAAATGTAATCCCCATATTTTCCACACCTAATACTTAGATGGGAATTCAATTCTCTTACTAATCCAACTGGTTTAGAAGGGTCTAAAACTGTGTCTTTATCCAAAAAACGTATAACTTTAATATATTCGATTTTATCAATTGGAACAGATGAAAATTCTTCTTTTAATGACTTTGTTTCTTTTCCCCATTGAGCATAAATACCATATTTTCCTTTTTTTATGAATAGATCTTGTCCTTTATATTTACCTATTGCATCACTATTTGAAATATTATTATCTATAACATCTTCCAAAGACAAATTTGGAATATGTTTTATTTCTTCTAAATCCAAGTTTTTTTTAACAGGTAAAAAAGTTACTTTTTTTGGATCCTTAGGATTTATACATTTTACAACTGGTCCATGCTTTCCAATAATTAATGTATGTTCACTATCAATTTCGATGCTGAATTTTTTTAAATCATGAACATCTTTCATAGCATTTGTTAGTTCTTTATGACATTTATCACATAAATTATTCCATTTAGTTTTTCCTGTTGCAATAAGATCAAGACAATCTTCCATTTCTTTGGTATAATCATAATTAAAAAACGAATCAAATTTACTTATTAAAAATTCAATAACTATTACACCCAACGGTTGAATTACTAGTTTATTTTTTTCATTTCCGAATTCTCTTTTAGATATGGTTTCTGAAATTGTATTTTCAACTAAAGAATAATCGCTACATTCTATTTCTTTTCCAGTAATATTTTTTTTCTCAACATATTTCCTTTCTTGAATTTTATCTATGAGAGATGCAAAAGTCGATGGTCTACCTATTCCTTTTTCTTCTAATAGTTGAACTAATCTAGCTTCAGTATAATGTGATTTTAAATCATTCATCGTAAATTTCGAATCTATTTTTTTTGGGTTCATAGTTATGTTTTGTTTTAAACTAGTAATATATTGATAATTATTATCATTGTTATCATTTTTTGTTGGTTCAATAATTTGCCAACCAAGAAAAATAGGTTGTTCAGTTTTATAAACAAATTCTGTTTCTAAAGGTGTTGGTATTTTTGCACTAACAGAATTATATTGAGCAGAAGGCATACAAGATTCTAAAGTTCTTTTCCAAATTAAATTATACAATCTAATTGTTTTAGGATGTAAGTCTATTGTAGACTCTTCTAATGAAGGTGTTCTTACATTGATATTAACTGGTCTAATTGCTTCGTGTGCTTCTTGAGGTGTTGGAATTCCCCTTTTTTCCGCAACTGTTTTTTTAGTCTTTTTCGCTTCTTTTTCTTTTTCTTTTTCTTTTTCCTTTTCTTTTTCTTTTTTTTCCTTTTGACCAACAACAAGATTATCAATAGTCTGACTAATATATTGATCTCCGTGAAGACCCCTAATAAATTTTTTGACATTATCAACAAATTCTTGACTATATTTTTTGGAATCGGTTCGCATATATGTAATATATCCACCTTCATACAATTGCTGAGCATATTTCATAGTTTCTTTTGGAGACAAATGTAATTCATTTGATGCCAATTGTTGCAAACTAGATGTAGTAAGAGGTTCTGGAGATTTTTTAATAACTTTTTTAGGGGATGTAGTACTACATAAAAAATCCCAAGATTTACATTTTTCTAGAAAATCATTAACTTCATTGTTAGTTGAAAATTGTTTGTTTAAATCAAAAAGAAGATTAAGATTTGTAAAATAGCCAATTGTATTATATACAATTTTACCAGGAGAAGATTTAATTTCTACATAATTATCATAAACTAATCGTAGTGCAGGTGTTTGACATCTTCCAGCAGATAAGCTTGAATCATGTGTTTTAGAAACACAATTCCATAAAATAGGTGAAATAGTAAATCCAACTAACAAATCTAAAATCTGTCTAGATTGTTGAGCTTGAACAATATCCATATTTATTGTCTTAGGATGAGAAACAGCTGATTGTATTGCGTTTTCAGTAATTTCGTGAAAAATAATGCGTTTTGTGTTAGTTATTGATAGACCAAATAAGTCGCAAATATGCCATCCAATTGCTTCGCCTTCACGATCATCGTCTGTAGCAATAATTACTTCTAATGATTTGGATATTTCAGAGCGTATTTTTTCAATTTGTTTGAGTTTTAAGTCTTCTTGAATAACTGAATATTTTGTTAAGAAATTATTTTGAATATCAATAGAATCAAGACCAGAAATAGTTCTTAAATGTCCAAATGAAGCAATAACTTTATATCCAGGACCCAAATATGATTCTATTTTTTTGCATTTAGCAGGAGATTCAACAATAACTAATGAGGTAGACATTTTAATATAATTTATAAAATTATCTTTATTATTTTATAAATTATAAATTATAAGATTTTGTTTCACTAAAACTACATGATACTACATCCTCCTTCTTCGGAATCTGGGTCGTCATCAAGTTTTTTTTGAGAATCATCAAGTTTTTCTTGAACATCATCAAGTTTTTCTTGAGAATCATTGTGTTCAAAACTAGCAACTAAATCAATAAATTCATCTAATTCCATAGTTTTTGGTCTCGAACGAAAATCTGCAAATCTCATAATAATTCTATTGGATTCAATAAACTCGTGATCAACAATAATAATATCATAATTTTTCCTTTTCCACTTCATAATTTTTTTATTTAATGATACATCGTAATCTAAGTCAATTTCAACTGTAACCGAAATATTAACAGTAGTTATTAATTTAGATTTAATATCATATGCATTCTTTTCAAATTGTTCTGAAATAGGAATAATAACGAATTCAAGAGACATAATAGTAAATATAGACATTTTTTTAAATTGATTGCAACAAAATAATAGTTTTACAATATGAACTATATATATTAAAAAAGGATTTAAAGCTCTTTAAGTTCTTTTAAGAATAATATATATAGTTTGTATATTTCAATTTGTAAAAGTATTTAGGTTTTGAAAAATGGACATTTATAAATGTCCAAAAACAGAAACCTAAATAAAGTCTTGAAAATTAGTTTACAAAAGTGAGTTTAGACCATTATCGTCTGGATCACAGAAAAAGTAATTATTTATATGTGACGATAAAATTTAATAACGTTTTCGAACAACTTAAAGCAGAATTATATATTGCTTATATATAGCAATGTTTAGCAATAATTGTCTGCCAAAAATCTGCCCCAAATTTTATTGTGAAAAGTGTGACTATGGAACTAGTAAGAAAAGTAGTTACAATGACCATTTAATAAGTAAGAGACATACAAAATCAATAATAAGCAATGATGATCTGCCAAAATTCTGCTCTAGCTATATATGCCAAAGCTGTGGCAAAAATTATAAAGATAACTCTGGATTATGGCGACATAAAAAGAACTGTAAGCATACCTTTAATAGCATTAAAGATATTACAAAAAAAGAGGAAGTTGAAACATTAGTAAAATATCTTATGAAAGAGAACTCTGAATTTAAACAGCTTATTATCGATCAAAATAAACAAATGATTGAATTGTCCAAAAATACTGGTAACCACAATATTACTAACAATACTAACAACAATACTAACAATACTAACAACAATACTAACAACAATTTTAATCTTAATTTATTTTTGAACGAAACGTGTAAAAATGCCATGAATATTATGGATTTTGTTAGTCAATTACAATTGGGAATCAAAGATCTGGAAGATACTGGAAGACTAGGTTTCTCTGAAGGTATTTCCAAAATTATTATTAATGGATTAAAACAAATGGATATAAGTGATAGACCAATACATTGTTCTGATTCTAAAAGAGAAGTTGTTTATATCAAAGATAAGAATCAATGGTCAAAAGAAGATGAAGATAAAACTATATTAACTAATGCTATTAAACACGTAGCTCATAAAAATATGAAAAAAATTAGCGAATGGACAAAAGAACATCCAGAATATAACGATTCTAGTTCTAAACAAAATGATAAATATTTAAAAATAGTTAGTGAATCTATGTCGGGTTCAAGTCAAGAAGAAACTAACAAAAATTATAATAAAATTATAAAAAATATAGCAAAGGAAACAATTATAGATAAATAGTTCTTTAAGTTCCTTTAAGAATAATATCTATTATTTGTATATATTTTTTCCAAAAGTATTTTAGGTTTTGAAAAATGGACATTTATAAATGTCCAAAAACAGAAACCTAAATAAAGTCTTGAAAATAAGTTTACGAAAGTGAGTTTAGACCATAATGCTCTAAATTACAAAAAAAAGAGTTTTAAACTGTGATTGTAAATTTTATATATATTTGCAAAACATATAAACTAATTTTCTATTATTACTATATATGGAGACTTTAGGGGACAAAATTCAGCCAAATTCAGCTTTTAGGTTTTATTGTAAAAATTGTGACTATGGAACAGTCAAAAAAAGTAATTATGATACACATTTAATAAGCGATAAGCATAAACGGGTTACAATTCGGTTACAAATGGGACAATGTCCAGCTAAAAATCAGCCCGATACGTGCGAGACCTTTATATGCTCTTGTGGGAAAAATTATCAGCATAGACAAGGATTATGGCGACACAAAAAGAAGTGTTTATATATTACAAGTATACAACAGAATCTTGAAGATTTGAAAACACAAGATAAACAACAACAACTAATTGAATATTTAATGAAAGAGAATTCAGAATTTAAACATCTTATGATTGAACAAAATAAACAAATGATTGAACTATCTAAAAATTCTGGCAACCACAATATTACTAACAATACAATTAACAGCAATAATAGTTTTAATCTTAATGTATTTTTAAATGAAACATGTAAGAATGCTATGAATATTATGGATTTTGTTAATCAACTACAAGTTGGTCTTAAAGATCTTGAAGAAACTGGTCGTTTAGGCTTTGCAGAAGGAATTTCCAAAATTATTATTAATGGATTGAAACAAATGGATATAAGTGATAGACCAATACATTGTTCTGATTCTAAAAGAGAAGTTGTTTATATCAAAGATAAAAATCAATGGTCAAAAGAAGATGAAGATAAAACCATACTAACAAATGCTATTAAACACGTCGCACATAAAAATATGAAAAAAATTAGCGAATGGACAAAAGAACATTCAGAATTTAACGATTCTAGTTCTAAACAAAATGATAAATATTTAAAAATAGTTAGTGAATCTATGTCGGGTTCTACCCAAGAAGAAACTAATAAAAATTATAATAAAATTATAAAAAATATAGCGAAGGAAACAATTATAGATAAATAATATATATTACAATTTTTTATTATCTTCAAACGGAGATATTTTTAGATATTCATAGAACCTTTTTCTTACAATATACATTAAACCTGAATCAGGGTCCCAATTACTACACCATTTTTTATGTGCGTTTAATGAACGCATATGTGGGTTAAATTTATCATAATAATCACTCGCTTCTTGTTTTGTGTTGAATAACTTATTAACATAACCTATATGCTCGCTGTTTCCATTCCAATCTGGATAATCAATATGACCTTTAATATTCATTTTTTGTACTTCTAAAATATACGGCATTTAATATAGTATAGTAAAAGGACTTTAAGTTGTTTTGAAAAATAATAAGAGTTTCAGCGAAGCATAGTAAATGTGTAAAAACAATATTGTTAAAAGGTGTAAAAACAATATTGTTAAAAGGTGTAAAAAAGGAAACCCTATTGATGTCAATAGTTATACGAGTTATTCTAAATATATTTATCAATCATGCTTTATTTTACTACTTGTTTCCTTGCATTTTCTTAAATTGACTCCAAGACACATTTACTTGCGGACCCTTATATTCTGGTTCCTTTTCCCCAGTTTCAGCATTAAGTTTTTCTGCCTTTTTTAATGCACTATCAACATATATCTTCTTTAAAAGGGTTCCAAATTCGTAAGCTCCTTCGTGTTGATCTATTTTACCATCTTCAATATCCCTTAAAACATCCAATGCCTTAAATAAAATCTTCAAATCAATTTCATCCTTTCGTATTTTATTGTAAAGATCTGTGTAATATGTAAACAAGAAAGAGCAGTCTACCATTCCTTCTAAATGAAGAGAATCTAGGTCATCGATATACTTTACCTTTAACATAATAAGATTATTTATATCTTCACGCAATACATGACTATGTTTAAGCTGTCTGATTAAATCAGTAGTATCTTCTACATTATTGGTAGTAATCATTTTCTGTAAATGAAGTCGTTGATTTGCATCCATTATATTATAATTTTAGAATACTATTTTTAAACTATAACTTATTTATATTTATTATAAAATTATATAATGATATATTATAATGAGCAATCAATCCAATATGATTCAACCAACAAATATGTTACCACAAGAAGTAAAACCACTTCCAGGAGGTAGTATTTATACAGCAGCAATTGCTGATGGAAATAGTCAAACACAATCTCAAATGAACTTAGTCGGACAAGGAAAAAGCGGTGGAACAAAAAAAAGAAGACGTATGATGGGAGGAGATGCGCCAGTTGTTCAGGTTCCATCAGTTCCATCAAGTGCTGTCGATCCAGCAGCAACTGGTGCAAATTATACCGGATTAACCCAATTATCTCAACAACAAGCAAATCAAGCAGTTTATGATAGTGCTAAAGATCCGTCACAAACAGCTGCAATTCAACAACAACAACAAGCACTTTATAAGGGTGGTTCAAGAAAAGGAAGAAAAGGAAGAAAAGGAAGAAAAGGAAGAAAAGGAAAAAGAGGAGGATCAATACCTAACTGGGGATGTTTTAGTGGTGGTAAAAAATCAAGAAAAAAAATAAGAGGAAGAAGAGGAATAAGTGGAAGAAAAAGTTGTAATTGTAAGAAAATAAAGAATAAAAGAACCAAAAGACACTGGCATTAATTTGTAACGCTTGAAATAAGAAAATAAATATCTATAATAATATTATAGATTATGCCAACAATGAATAATTATTTAAATTTAATATATGTTAATTTAGGTTTTATAGCCCAAATAACTGTAATGATGTTTTTCAAATCAGCATTGGAGATAAAAGAAAATTGGCCTATATACAGATGTAATCCACCTTATTGGATTTTTTCAGAAAATATTTCAGAAGACTTTACGTATTGTGTTCAAAATACTCAAATGAATATGATGGGTTATCTTTTACAACCATTAAACTATATGATAACTTCTTTGACAACGATTGGTGGTTCATTTAATGAGTCTATTAATAATATTCGTGTAATGTTTAGCTCTATTAGAGGTTTTGTTTCTAATATAATTCAAAATGTGTTTGGAGTATTTTTAAATTTAATTGTTGAATTTCAAAAGATCATTATAAGTATCAAAGATATGGTTGGTAAAATGATAGGTATTATTGTTACTATTATGTATGTTTTAGATGGTTCAATAAAAACAATGAACAGTGCTTGGAGTGGACCACCAGGGCAACTAGTAAGAGCAATTGGTTCTTGTTTTGATCCAAAAACTATAATTACACTAGATGATGGAAAAGAATATGAAATCCAAAATATACCTTTAGGATCTGTATTAAAAGATGGAGGAAAGGTATTTGCAGTTTTAAAAGTAGATAATACAAAGAAAGAAGCATTATATAAGATCAAAGGAACTCATCAAGATATTTTTGTTACTGGAGAACATTTTATTAACGACAAACTAACAAATAAATGGATACAAGTAAAAGATTATAAAAATGCTAAACTTCAATCAAATATGATACGTGAATACTTTTCTTGTTTAATTACAACAAATGGACATATACCAATTGATAATGAACTTTTCTGGGATTGGGAGGATGATGCACTCACACATAAAAAATAAGTGTAATAACTATATGAGATTAAGAAATAATTCTTTATTATTATCCATTTATAGTATATGGATAATAACATAAAAAAACAACCAGAAATAAATATGAAAACAACTAGTAAATTTATAAATAATACATACGATTCTTTATCATATTTTGATTTATATGGTAATTCTGTTATAATTTTTATGTTTATGACATTATTTGTGTTTTTGGTTTTTTCTTATTGTAAAGTTATGCAAACTAAAGAAGTAATTGCAGATGACTGGGTAAATCAAAGATGTAAACCTCAAAATATTCCATTTGCTGGTCTTATAACTCATCCAGAAGGAATTACAGCATTACAATATACAAGCGATAACTTTCAATATTGTGTTCAAAATATATTATCTAATATAACTGGATATGCATTAGAACCATTTCAATTTATGATTAAATCATTAACACAAGTTTTTACTGCATTATCAAATTCTATTCAACAAATAAGAGAGATCGTTAATAGACTAAGAAATAGTATAAGGGAATTTGCAGAAGATGTTCTTAGTAGGATATTAAATGTAATGACTCCAATTCAAAAAATGTTTATATCATTAATGGATGTATTTCAAAAAATACAAGGTGTTATGACTGGAGGATTATATACTATGTTAGGCACATATTATACATTACAAGCATTAATGGGAGCAATTTTAGAATTAGTAATTAAAATATTAATTACTCTTGTTGTTATTATTGTTGGTTTATGGATTATACCTTTCACGTTTCCTGCTGCAGCCTCTATGACAGTTGTATTTTTAGCAATATCCGTTCCATTAGCAATTATTATTTACTTTATGACTGAAGTTCTTCATATAAAAACTACAGCAATACCTAAATTAAGATGCTTTGATAGAAAAACGAAATTTATGTTGATTGATAGAACATTTAAATATATTGAAGAATTGAAACTACAAGATATATTATTAGATGGTTCTATAATTACAGCTAAAATAAAGGTTACTGCTAAGAATCTTGATATGTATAACTTGAATGGTATAATTGTTAGTGAAAGCCATGTTGTCAAATATAATAATAAATGGATATATGTTAGAGATCATCCTAATGCGCATAAAATGGATAAGTATACAGAACCATATTTATATTGTTTAAATACAACTACAAAAACAATTGTTCTGAATGATATTGTATTTACTGATTGGGATGAAATTTATGATGCTTCTTTAGAGTTTTTAATGAATTATTATGTAATTAAAAGAACAGAGAATTTATCTAAATTTGTTGACTGTGGATTCAATAAAGAAACAAAAATTAAGATAATGAATGGAGAGAAATCAATAGATAACATTTATATAGGACAAGTTTTGTCAACTGGAGGAATTGTGTATGGAATTGTTGAATTAATTAATAATTTAGGAAATGAAAAAATATTTAATTTGTTAGTTTCAAATGAGAAATTTGAAATTGGAGATGTTTTACATTCTGATTACAACAATAATATTGATTCTATCCTTAAATTAAATAAAAATATTATCTAAAGAATATGTATAAATGGATATCTCTATTGGTTCATACAAAGTAAGATTAGAAATCTTAATACTTATTGTTATTGTATTCTGGATTATGTTTGGTCATGTATTATGTAGTTGCTGTAAATTTTCAATGGCTGAAGGATTAGAGATGATGACAGAGGGATTAGCATCATCAACAAAACCAAAAACAACAACAAAACCAATCGCGACTATCGCGTTTACCAATATGTCACAAATTACGCCATCAGTTACAGAAGGATTTGTTAGTGGAAATAATGTAGCATCAGGTCCTGAATTTGCTATGGCTAAAAGTCCTGATTATATTATGAATCCTTCTACATGGTCTATGCCTACATTAACTTACAGTCCTGGAACAAAACCTGATGCAGGAGTTAAAGCTATTTGGGATCGTCCTAAGCAACCAATCCCTTTACCTAAAGACGAATTGTTTATGTTTGCGACAACCGAATTTAAACCAGAGTGCTGCCCTAACGCATATTCTTCTAGCACTGGATGTGCTTGTATGGATGTAAATTCTTATGAGTATTTGCGTGAGCGTGGAGGTAACAATGTTCCGTATTCTGAATATTAATAAACTAACACTTTTTACACCTTTAACACATTTAACACTTTTAACACTTTTTAGATATTTGACATATGTTACAATAAGTAATTCTTTTTGATACATCTGGACTAATATCAACGTCATCGTCGATCCATTCATGTTCACATATATTGTTTATATTATTTTCAACAATATATTTATAACTTAAAAGTAGAGAATTCAATTGTTCTAATTCATCGCTATCAAGTATATTTTGTATTTTGAAATAAATGTTGTATTTATCTTCTACAAAGTAATTATTGTCTAATATACTTACAGATTTTGATATATAATTCATATTCAATTTAGCATTATAAATATTATGTATTAATCCTGACACTGTATTGTTAAGATTTTCTAAAATTTCTTTTTCAGTTGACATTTATATAATAATATATTAACATTTATTTATATTCTTTTATTATATAAATGTCATCACAACCAGATCCTTATAATCATATGTCGTTTGAAAAAAAAAATGAAGCAGATGAAAAAATTCGTCAATTTGAAGAATTTATTAATAAAAGAGCTAATGAAATTAATAATAGTCAGAATGAAGAATACGATACAGAAGAAATTAATTTAACTGAACCAAGTGGAAAAACAATAAAATTTTTATATTTTATTGGTCGTTTAAATCCACCACATAATGGACATATTTCTGCTTTACAAGAATTAGTTAATATGGCGAATACCACGAATACCACGAATACCACGAATACCACGAATACCACGAATACCACGAATACCACGAATACTGTTCCATTAATTTTATTAGGAAGTGGACCAAAACAACCAAATGGCGATAAAAGAAGTATGGATAATCCTATATCATTTGAAACAAAAAAACAATTTGTTGAAAGTAAATTACCTGGAGTAGATGGAACTGATTATATTATTAAAGAGATGACAAATCCCGCAAAAGATGTTTCTGATTATGTATCAGAACAATTAAAACAATTAGGCGATCAATCTGATTTACAATATATAAAAATTACTCACGTTGCTGGAGGAAAAGATGAAGATACTACTAAACTATCATTTGCTTTAAAATCTGCTGAAAAAACAACAACAACTTTAGTTCCTAATGCTACAGTAATAACGTCTGTGGAAGCTATAGAACCAGAAATTACTGATAGTGGATCTGCTATGTCTGCTACAAAAGTTAGAAAAGATACTTACAAAACATTTTTAAATGGAACAGGGTTTGATGGTTGGTCTCAGCAATATAAAGATTTTTATGGACCTATGGCACAACAAATATATAACGAAATTTTAGAGCCTATAAGAAAATATAGAGTAACCGGAGATCAAATACAACAATATATAGATTATGGAACACTCCCATCAAGCAAACGAAAAAATCCTACAGGTGGTTCAACTAAAAGGAAGAGAAAAACACAAAGAAGAAAGAGAAAAACCCATCATCGTAGACATTAAAAATATTTACACTTTTTAGCATAGTAAATGAAAAAAGGTGTAAAAAAGGTGTAAAAAAGGTGTAAAAAAGTATAATAAACAAATTAAAATAGAGAAAACTGCGATTTACCATTATTTCTATTATAAATAGCTAGTTGTTTCAGTATAGAATAATTTAATAAGGTACGAGAAGCAAAATTTTTATCTGTGGTTGGAACACCACGATTGTAAAATATAACACTATTAGTAGATCTATTTCTTGTAATTGTAGGCATTATTATAATTAGAATATAAAAAATAATTACAAACGAAAATAATTCCTAAAAGACAATTTATCTTGTTGTAGATATAAAAGTTGCCATACTTTTTTTAAAAAAATCTGATGTAATATCTGGTCTACCACTTGGCTGAACTATTGAATAGTTTCCGTCAGCTAATGCTGCGAATCCTTTAAAATTATCTGGCACACCCCTTCGATAGAATATAGTGCTTGTTTTTCCATGACTTCCTGCTGGCATTGATATACATATATAATAATAAAATATATGATAAAAAAATATATATATTTTATTATTTACAATTATAACAAATTATAACAAATTTAAACATATAAATGATATAATGAGGGATTTAGCTCATTACCAGTTTTTTTAATTAACTTTTCAACAATGTCTTTTGTAACTGTAAAAGGAAATTCGACTTTTATAGACATATCCTCTTCAAATAGATTGGATCCTGGACGCATCAAACGATATAAATTTAATTTTGTATAAATAATTTCTAAACATCTCTTCAAATTTCTCACACCATCTTCCTTATTACAATAATTTTCAATAATATAGTGTAATGTTTGATCAGGAATAATAATATCTTGAGTTGTAAATTTAACTTGTTCTCGAATCTTTGGCAACAAATAATTGTTAGAAATCGCCGTCTTTTGCTTTTGATTATAGCCTTTAGTTTGAATACGATACATTCTATCTTTTAGAATAGGGTTCACTTTGCTTTCATCATTATAACTAAATATGAATAAACATTTACTCAAATCAAAATCAATTTCTGCAAAATATTTGTCGTGAAATTGAGTATTCTGAGACGTATCAGTTAAATGAGTTAAAATTCCTGCTATTTCCTCGCCTTTTGGTGTATCACTAATTTTATCTAATTCATCAAAATATATTACTGGATTCATACATTTACTATCAATTAAAATCTGCACAATTTTGCCCCAAGTCGAACCTTCATATGTATATCCGTGACCTTCTAAAAAGCTACTATCTGTTGCTCCACCCAATGCAATAAATGCAAATGGTCTATTCAAGATCTTGCTAATTCCCTCTTTTACCAAACTGGTTTTTCCTGTTCCTGGAGGTCCGTGAATAGCAACAGCAGAACCTATAGCATTAGGGTTCGTTATTAATTGACCAAGCATTTGCATAATCTGCATTTTAGCATCATTTAGACCATATACTGCTTCATCAAGTGTTTTTTGAGCATTAGCCATAAAATCGTGACAATTATCAACTCCGTCGGTTATATTAATAGGCAATGTTTTGTATTCATTAAAAGGAATACGCATAAAAGTATCAACCCAATTTTTAATTTTATAAAATTCACCTGATCCTGGTTCCATATATCTAAGAGAACTAATTTTTTTCATTGCGGATGCTTTGAAAATTACTGGAATATCTGACTCTAATAGAGTTAAACGATATGGTTTTTCAATACGAGTAATTTTATTTATTTCTCTTAGTTCTTTAATAATTTTCTTTTGATTAATAGTCTCTAGTTTATCGTAAAATTCAAAATCATTCATTGTATTTTTGTCACGTAGAATTTTCTTAAATATGCGACCATTTCTTGCTTTTTCTTTCTTAACTTTCTTTTCTTGCTTTTTCTTATTTACTGATATTTTCTCTTCACAAACTTTTAAACAATCGTTTATTAGATCATTGTTTTTATTTCTTGATTGTAAATCTTTTAACATAGCAATTATATCATCATCTGAATCTTTTTTTTCAGAAGATTTTACACCAAGAGCATCTTTTAATTTATTTATTAATACATCATCTTCTTCAGAAACCTTTTCCTTCTTATTTTCCTTTTTTACAATAGGGTTATTCTTTTTATTTGCCTTAGATTTTTTAGGTTCTTTTTCTGCCTCTTCTTCCTCCGCCTCTTCTTCCTCCGCCTCTTCTTCATTTTTATTTGTATCCTCATCACTACTAATTGGATCATCTTCATTTTCAGTATCCTTATCAGAACAACTTTCCCAATCGTCATCCTCGTCATCCTCATCATCCTCGTCATCCTCATCTTTCTTTCCTCCAATTGTGAAAATGATATTAAATTTACCTCCTTTTGGACTACCTTCCTCATTTTCTTCTTCGTCCGTTTCTGAATCTTCTGAACCCAAATCCTCTTCATCGTCTTCACTTACAAGAATTTTTTTACCCTTTTTAGATTTAGATTTAGATTTAGATTTAGATTTTTCTTCTTCTTCGTCATCTTTCGAACTTTTTTGTTTCTTAATATTTGTTTTTAATTTCTTAATAATTTTATTTGATTTCTTTTTTGGTTTTACTTCTTCTGTTTCTTCTGTTTCTTCTGTTTCTTCTGTTTCTTCTGTTTCTTCTGTTTCATAATCTTCATCATCATCATCTTCATAATCTTCATCATCATCCTCTTCGTCACTATCATATAATACTTCTTTTAATTTTTCACCTGCTTTAATTTTTTTGTCTAAATATTTTGACGGAAACATTTTTTTAAGAAATTTACGATACTCTTGAACATCCATTTCATTTTCACTATCATCGTCAGTATATAAAGAATCATCATCATCAGAAGATTCATTTTTCTTTTTCTTTCTGACCTGTTCGTCTCTCTTTTTAGAAATATTTGTTTCCTTCTTTGACATTTTAGGTTTACTATCTCTAGGCATTCTTATATTATTGTTAATTAATAAATATGTTTAAGTATATTCAATTTTTTATTTAAATAAAATATAGTACCATAAAAGTCATAATTGTTTGTATAGCGATTGCAGTTCTAGACAATTTTTGACCTCTTAGAAACCACATTACATAAAAAAAATATTATCAAAATCTAAAAATAAAGCATAATATATTAAATCCAAAAAGATAGTAGCTACTAAATGTGATGCAAAAGATTGAATTATTTATCATATTTATCATATTTATCATATTTATCATATTTATCATATTTATCATATTTATCATATTTATCAGGATTATCAGGATTATCAGGATTATCAGAATTATAACCAACAAAATTTCCAAAAATAAATCCTTCGTCGTTCAATATTTGTGGAATAAATACATAATTATTATTATTATTATTATTATTATTATTATTAGTAAATAGTAAATAGTAAATAGTAAATAGTAAATAGTATTATTATTAGTATTAAATTCCTACATATAAAATAGTAAATAGTAATATAGTTAGTATTTAAAATTAAAATAAAATTGAATTCAAACAATCTAAATATTATCTGTTATATATAAGAAGAATGTCAAAGAATTCTGGAAATTTGAAGAATATGAATTGCTCTAAGATTATTGGTATCCAGTTTAGTATATTATCTCCAGAAGAAATCCGAAAGGGTTCCGTGGCAGAAATTACTAGTAAGGAAGCCTATATCAACAACAAACCAGTTATAAATGGTTTATTTGATCCTAGAATGGGTGTTTTAGAACCTGGATTAATTTGCCCAACAGATGGTTTAGACTATATGCAAACTCCTGGATATTTTGGACATATTGAATTAGCTCGTCCAGTATTTTATATTCAATACTTGACTACAATTCAGAAAATATTACGATGTGTTTGCTTCAAATGTAGTAAATTGTTGATTTCTAAAGAAAAATATAAACAAGGGCTAAAAATGCAGGCACAAGCCAGATGGAAGTATGTTTCTGAATTATGTAAGGGAGTGAAACGTTGTGGTGAAGACACTGAAGATGGATGTGGATGTTTACAACCTAAAAAAGTAAAGAAAGAAGGAATGTCATCCTTATTTGCTGAATGGGCAAATACAGCTGAAGATAGTGAAGAAAACACAATTGTTATTCCACTAACACCAGAACTTGTATTAAAAATATTTAAGAGAATTTCTGATGAAGATGTTTCCTTTATGGGCTTTAGTCCTATTTGGTCTCGTCCTGATTGGATGATATGTCAAGTTTTGGCTGTTCCACCTCCAGCTGTTAGACCATCTGTAAAACACGATGCACAACAAAGATCTGAAGACGATTTGACACATATTTTAGTAAATATTGTGAAAACTAATAAAACTTTACTAGAAAAATTACAAAATAATGCTCCTGAAAATATTCTGAATGATTGGTCAGTTGTTTTACAATACCATGTTGCTTCAATGGTTGATAATAAACTTCCTGGTGCTAGTCCAGTAGCACAAAGATCAGGAAGACCATTTAAATCTATTAAAGATAGATTGAATGGAAAGGGTGGACGTATGAGAGGAAACTTAATGGCTAAACGTGTAGATTTTAGTGCTCGTTCAGTTATTACTGCGGATCCAAATATTTCCATTAGAGAACTGGGTATTCCTATGAAAATTGCTAAAAATATTACAAAACCTATCGTAGTAAATCGCATAAACAATTCTTTCTTAACTAAATTGGTTCAAAACGGTCCTGATGTTTGGCCTGGTGCTAAAATTCTAGAG